TCACTGGTAAGCTTACCAGTGACCACCCTAGCCCTATAGCGGGGCAAAACAAAAGCCTATTGTGGCGGCTTGGTTGCCGTGCCTGCCCACTAGACAAAGCTGACATTTGTACACCTAAGATGGCCCCTACCTTAGCTGCTGGGGCAGATGTTTATATCCTATCTGAGGCCCCTGGGGCTGATGAGGATCAACGTACCGGAAGACCTTTAACAGGGCCTTCAGGTAGGTTGATTCGTGAATGCATACCGGAAGGTGTAGTTTGTTCGTTTGACAACGTAGTGAATTGTCGGCCCCCTGAGAACAGAACCCCTACACCTCAAGAAATTGAGTGCTGCAGGCCTCGGAAAATAGATCACATTGAAAAGGCCAAACCAAAGCTGATCCTTGGTTTGGGAGCAGTTCCTTTGCAAGCCATTATGGGCACCAGTGATCTATCTGGTATGCGTGGAAGGCTATCAGCAGTTAAAATCGGCAACCACAGCTGCTGGTTTTTGTCTACTTACCACCCCTCGTTCATACTCAGAACAGCTAGGGATAAGCGTAAGCCGCTAAACTCTATGTTTGGGCACTGCTTTCGTATGGATGTTAAGCGTGCCTTTGAGTTTGCTAGCTCAATGCCGCCCCCTGTTATTGATGACGAATCAGACATTAGATCAAATGTTCAGTGTTTTAATGATCCTAATGAGCTCGGCAAGCTCCTTAAGCTTTTGAACGAAGCAAAGAAGGCGCCAATCAAAGCCGTAGATGTTGAAACCAAAGGTTTGGCCCCATGGGCAGCAGACGGGCTGCTGCTTTCTGTTGCCATCAGCTTTGAGAACACAAATTTCTCATTTGCTGTCAGGCACCCTCAAGCGCGATGGAGGGCTGCTGACCTAGCAACCATTCTGTCCTCATTGCAGGAGTTACTTACCGACGACACCATCAAAGTAGCTCACAACACTCCCTTCGAATTGTGCTGGTTTATTAAGGAATTTGGTGAGAACGTAGTCAACCACGAAGTGTGGCAATGCACTCAGATGCAGGCTCACTTTATTGACGAACGGAAGGGCAACCGCTTTGATGACGAAGCTCATGCTTCCCGCTATCAGGCGTTGGACTTCCTGATTAAGCAGTACTTCGGCATTGCTTTCAAATCTGAGTTTAAGTTAAACAAAAAGGATATGTCAAAATCTGACATAAACGAGGTCCTGATCTACAACGCCGTTGATACGAAGTACACGCTCAGGCTGTTTCACCACCAACACAAGCTTCTTGAAGACAGCGGGCTGCTTGATGCTTATTTAGATTCAGTACCGCGTCAGCCCACTGTGGCCTTGATGCAGAGTTTTGGTGTTCCAGTAGATCAAAAAGCCTGCAAAGCAGCACAAAAGAAGCTTAGATTTGAGGTAGTCAAATCACGCTTTGAAGTAGTCAGTGATCCAACAGTTAAAAAGTTCATTGCTGACCGTAAAGGCTTTAATCCCGCATCTCAGCCAGATGTTCTAGCCCTTTTCAAGGATTACCTGAAACGGCCAGAGGTCAAGGTAAAAGACAAGAGTGGCAATGACAGGCTTTCAGTAGATAAGAATATTCTAGATAAAATAGATCATCCGCTAGCGAAATTGATTGTGAAGCTGCGCAACCGCTCAAAGATGAAGTCAACCTATGTTGACGATCTGGAACTGGGCAAAGGTAGTTTAATTTATCCAGATGGCAGGTTGCATGCCAACCTGAACACTACCTTCACCGAAACAGGTCGCACTAGTTCGGATTCGCCGAACATGCAGAACTACCCTCGGAGGGCGGATGCTTGGTTAAGGGCTCAAATCGTACCACCACCTGGGCACCTACTTTTAGCCATAGATTATGGCCAGTTGGAAGCGTGCACAGGGGCCATTTGCTCTAGGGATGGTTATCTGGTTAAGGCTCTGTGGGAGGATTATGATACCCATGCAGAATGGGCAAAGAAAACGGCAATGAAGTGCCCCGCCCTGATTGGTGGTACCGCTAATCTTGAAGACAAAGGGGTAATGAAAGGCTTCCGAAGCTTAATCAAGAACAAACTTGTGTTCCCGGCCTTTTTTGGTGCTTCTAACGGGTCAGTGCGTGGATATTTGCATAATGCTACTGGTTATGACGTAGAACAGCACATTGTTGATGATTTGATGGATGAATTTTGGGATACGTTTTCAGGGATGGCCTCATGGCAAAAGAAGACTATGAAGCAATATTACGATATTGGCTATGTCGAAACCATGTGCGGCAGGCGCCACCACTACCCTCTAACCAAGAATCAGGCTGTGAATATGCCGATTCAGGGTACTGCTGCCGAATTGGTATGCAACGCCATGAACAAACTGTCTGTGATAGCTAAGAATACCGGGAAATGGTATTTGCACCCCGTTCTAAACATTCACGATGATCTAAGCTTCTTTATCCCAGACAATGATGAAACCCTGAGTGATTCGCTGCGTATCATTTCAAAGGCTATGCTGACCTTTGACTACGACTGGATCAATGTCCCTCTCTCAATTGAGGTCTCAGTTGGCTACAACTGGGCTGAAATGGAATTCATGTGCAAACTTTGGTCTCACAAAGAATACAAGTTTCCTAACAAATAAAAGAGTTCAGGTTTCCATGGTGGAAACCTATAACACGAGGAGAAAGAACTGATGCATGGTACAATTGGAACCATGGATGTGATGGACAAAACTGGCCACACCTCCATCAAATGGGACCGTAACAACGAAACTGAAATCGAAATTGCGCGAACCACCTTCAACGAACTCACCAGCAAAGGCTATAGGGCCTTCCGGGTTGAAGGAGCGGACCAAAAAGGCGAACGGTTGAATACGTTCGACCCCACCGCTGAGAAGATGATCATGGTACCCCAACTGCAAGGGGGCTGACATGCCTCTTGGTGGATGGTTTGTAAGCGAAAGCGGAGGTTTAACCTCCGCTTTTGTTACTGGAGGAGCAGGGGGTGGAGGTTTCACAACCTATACAAGTTCCTCAACAGCAGAAGGCATCTATTGGCTTAACCCAATAGCAAGCGCAACAAACTCAACGAGCACTACAAATTGCTATGCCTCGCTGGAGCAGCAAAGATTGTTGTTTCAACAACAGCAGATGATGCAGATGGCAATGCAGATGACACAGGCGTCAGCACAAGCTGACGCTGAAATAAGAGCAGCTGATCAAATCAGGCAATCTCAGCCTGAACCGCGTCTACCAACGCCTGAACAGAAAAGGGCGTTGGAGCTTTTGGAGGCAAATCTGTCGCCAAAACAGAAGAAAAGCTTCAAAGAACAAAAGTTTTTTGTGGTGAAAGGAGGCAAAACACAGCAAAAGTACAGGATCCGTGACGCTGGACACCTTGTAGCTAACGTTGACGTGTTGGATGATTGCAGTCGAGTAACGCATAGGCTATGCGCTCATCCCGATTCACGAAACGTACCTCTTGGTGACTGCCTGCTGGCGCAGAAGCTTATGCTGGAATTCGACGAAGACGAATTCCTAAGGATTGCAAATAGACACGCAGCATGACTGCTCTCTACGAAAAATACCGGCCAAGGACTTTTGACCAAGTCCTTGGTCAGGACCCAGTTGTTGCTAGCCTTAAGCAAGTTGTCAAAGACAATAGAGCTAAATCATTCCTGTTTACAGGCCCCTCTGGTACTGGGAAGACCACGCTTGCCCGCATATTGGCTAATGCTTTTTGTGGTGGAAATACCACTTCAATGAATATCAGGGAGGTAGCTGCAGCCATCAATTCTGGCGCAGACGATGCCAGGGAACTGGTGGCCTACTGCAATTTCAGGGCCATTGGCAATTCACCCATAAAAGTCATCATAATGGATGAAGCCCAAAGGCTGTCTATGGCGGCTTGGGAAGTGCTCCTAAAGCCAATAGAAGAACCGCCAAGTCATGTCTATTGGTGTTTTTGTACGACAGCACCTGATAAGGTGCCAAAGACCATTCAAACGCGCTGCCTACGGTACGAGCTGAAGCCAGTCAGTGAAGATGACCTTTTAGTGCTGCTTTGTGAAATAGCTGATGCAGAAGGCCTTTCACCGCCGCCTGAAGTGTTTGAACTGATCGCTGGTGCCGCTGGGGGCAGCCCACGCCAAGCTCTGGTATATCTGGAGGCCTGCGCACACGTCAAAACCGTAAAAGAAGCGCAAATTCTGATCCAAAGCGGTGTGCAGTCAGCAGAAGCCAGGGATCTGGCAAAATTCCTGTTGAGGCCAAACGGGCGTACTTGGGCAGAAGCCATAAGGTTGATCAAAAAGATTGAAGGTTTAGATGCAGAATCCATACGCCTTAACATCGTTAATTATCTAGCTGTAGTCCTGCTAAATACCAAGGATGAAAAGCGGGCCATTGCTATTCTGACCATTATGGCAGCCTTTGACAAACCGTATAATAGCTCCGAAAAGTTTGCACCCCTTCTCAACTCAATTGGGCTAGCTTTGGGGCTAGATCGGTAATGGAAGAACTCAAAAAATACCTGTCAATAGACAAAAAAGCATTAGACGATGAGGTGTCTAATCAGGCTACACTGTTTTTCAACGTAGCTGAAGCTGCGATATCAGCTACTGCGAAACGTGATGCCTGGAAAGAGGAATTGTCTCAAGCTGAAGCAAAGCTTGACCTTCAGTTTAGGGAAGAATTTGAAGAAGCAAAAACCAAGTATACTGAATCGCAGATTAAGAGCTTGATCACAGCCGACCCTGACAGATGCAAAATCAATGAAGCTTATTTGAAGGCTAAGGCTGAATGTGAGGGTTTGAACGCTCTTAAAGAAGCATTCCATCAGCGTGGTTATATGCTTAGGGATTTATGCCAACTATACATCGCAAATTACTTTGAAGATTCTTCTGTCCGTATAGGTCAACATGAAGACAACGCCGTATATAAAAGGCGCCGAGCGATGTTGGCTGAAGGCAGAAAGATCAGAGGTGATGGAGTTGGGAGTTCTTAATGATTTGGCCCGCCAGTGTCACATAGACAATCACAAATGGTGGTTTGACCCTGAAACTGGCAAGAAGCTTGAACGAAATAAAGGCGAACTTCTGATGCTTATAGTATCAGAGATCGCTGAAGGAATGGAAGGCGAACGCAAAAACCTTGTAGATGAGCACCTACCTCACCGCAAATCAATTGAGGTAGAGCTTGTTGATGCCTTGATAAGGATTTTTGATTACGCCGGTGCTTATGATCTAGACCTGGACGGCGCTTTTGTTGAAAAGCGTGTTTTCAATTCAGTCAGGGAAGATCATACACCAAAAGCACGCAAAGAAGCTCACGGAAAGAAGTGGTAGGAGGAGTTTAATGGCCTTCAAGTATCAGCGCCGCACCAAAGATAATCTAAGGGAGCGTGCAAACCAAAGTTCTGGTGATTTCGACTCAATCTTCAAGCCTCAATACAAACTCTACAAAATTAAGGAGGGCAAAAACCTGATCAGGGTGCTGCCCCCAACTTGGGAAAATCCCAGCCACTATGGATTTGACATACATGTCAACTATGGCATCGGGGCCGACAATCAGGCCTACCTATCCCTCAAAAAAATGAAGAATGAAAGGGATCCGCTGCACGAAGCAAAGCTGTTGGCTGAGCGTAGTGGCGATGAAGACCTCGCGAAGGCACTGAAGCCTAGGAAGCGGGTCATTTCATGGATCATTGATCGTCTTGATGAAGAGATTGGCCCTCAGATCTTGTCATGCCCAGTAACCCTGGATAAGGGCATTGCAGGTGCGTCGTTTGACGACGACACTGGCGAAATCATGTACATTGATGACCCTAAAGAGGGCTTTGATGTACGGTTCTATCGTGAAGGCTCTGGACTCAACACGGACTACCCTGGTGAAAAAATTAAACTCCTCAACCAGGGTCCGATTCACGAAGATTCGTCAATTCAGGCTGAGTGGTTGGAATACATTTCAGAACACCCGCTTCCTGAGTGCTTGAATTACTACAGCTACGACCACATAGCTGAAGTCTTCAATGGCAAGACACGATCCAAAAATGACGATGAGGATGAGAAGCCAAAACGCCGCAGCCGCAATGATGACGAAGATGAAAAGCCTGTGCGGCAACGGGCTAAAGTTGAGGATGAAGAGCCCCCTTTTGAGGAGGATGAAAAGCCTAGAAAGGCTAAGCCTTCCTCTGAAGAACAGGAAGAAGAGGCTGAGCCAGAACCACCAAAGGGGTCAAGCATTAAGGACCGCCTAGCCAAAGCTAGGGCTGCTTTGGCGAATAAAAAAAAGCCAGCTGACGAGGAGGAGTGAATTAATAAAGCGGGCGCAGATTGACCCAATTAGACTGGATCGGCGCCCGCTCAGTGAAATTCTCGACGACGAAATTCCATATGAGAGATGGACTTTAGAAAAGAAATGATCCTAAGCGCTCAAAGCATTAGAGCCAGAAAAGGCATGATCATCCCATTTTCGGAAAGAGGCAGATACAATGGATATAGTTATGGATTATCATCAGCTGGCTACGACATAAGCATAGCCCAAACAATACACTTACCCCCACACGGCTTCCGACTTGCTTCAGCCGTTGAAAGGTTTGACATGCCAAATGACGTGTTAGGCCGCGTCACCGACAAATCTACTTGGGCCAGACAAGGCTTGGCTGTTCAAAACACTGTTATTGAGCCTGGATGGCGTGGGTACCTGACATTAGAGCTTTCAAATAACACGGATTCAGCAATAGTGATCCTATGTGGAACGCCAATTGCTCAGGTCATTTTTGAGTTGCTAGATCAGCCGACTGAGATACCGTATGAAGGTAAGTATCAGGATCAACCCGCTGGCGCTGTCAAAGCAATCCTAGAAAATGGCCGGTCATCAGAACTTAAGTAAGCAGCCAAATCGCAGCTTTGTCCTGTGTGAAGTTTTAAGGCGAGCAAGATTTGATAAAAAACTTACACTTGCGAAAGTAGAAAAGATGACAGGTATTAGCCACGGGGCTATCAATAAGATTGAGAACAACCAAACTAGGAACCCATCATTCTCCAGTGTAGCTTTGCTGGCCAAAGCGTATGATATCTCGTTGGAGGAGTTGGCAGAAAAGGTAATTGGAATTAAAGATGTCAAAGCGTGAAAGAGTTAAAGCCTCAGATCAGCCTGACAATTACTTTGTCAGCTCTAAAGAAGGCCTTAAATTCACATCAAGCGGATGTGCCAAATTAGATTGTGATTTGGGCGGTGGCTATGTGCTTGGCCGTGTAGTCAACATTGTCGGTGACAAAAGCACGGCGAAAACAGCATTAGCCACAGAGGCCATAATCAACTTCCTGCTGCAATTCCCTAATGGGAAAGCAAAGTACGCAGAAACTGAAGCTGCCTACGACAAAGGCTATGCCGAGGCAATGGGCCTGCCTGTAGATCTAGTAGATTTTGGTAATGAAGATGAGCCACTGACTACAGTGGAAGACTTTGCACGTGACCTTGAGAAATTCATTGAAGAACAAACCGAAAAGAAGCGCCCAGGCATTTATGTGCTTGACAGCTTGGATGCTCTTTCAGATGAAGCTGAAATGAGCCGTGATCTAGAAAAAGGTACTTACGGCACCCAAAAGGCCAAGAATCTAAGCACCATGTTCCGCAAGCTTACCCGTAAGCTGGAACGCAGTCAGGTCCTACTGATTGTGATTAGTCAGGTAAGGGACAATATCGGGGTTGTGTTTGGGGATAAGCACAAGCGTAGCGGCGGTAGAGCCCTAGATTTCTACGCTACACACGTTTTGTGGTTGGCCCATAGGGCACAGCTGACTAAGACCATTAAAGGGGTAAAGCGTCCGATTGGAATACAGGTTATAGCAAAGGTAAAGAAGAACAAGGTGGGCCTGCCCTTGCGTGAAGCTACTTTCAACTTCCTGTTTGGTTTTGGGGTAGATGATGTTTCGGCCTCACTTGAATGGTTAAAAGAGGTAGATAAATTGAATGAAGTTGAACACCTTTTTCCTGGAAAACCTTATGAGAAGTTCTTAAAAGAGGTTGAATCTATGGAAACTCAGGATTACCTGAAGCTGAAGCATGATCTAACCCCAATTGTTCAATCTGTATGGGCTGAGATAGAAACCAGTTTTATACCAAAACGTACTAAGTACCCAAAGGGGCCTAATGCGTAAAGGCGGAGGCAAAAGCAAGGGTTCAGCGTTTGAACGTGACGTTTGCGTCCGCCTGTCCCTATGGACGTCTTATGGTCAGCACGAAGACGTCTACTGGCGCAGTTCTATGTCTGGAGGCCGCTCAACTGTAGCCTTCGCCAAGGGCAAGCGGCTTGCCACCCAGGCAGGGGACATTTGCGCCATTAACCCACTAGGTCACGCCTTCACAGACAAATTCCTTATTGAGTGCAAAAACTACAAAGACCTGAATTTCACAGGATTGCTGACTGAAAAAGGCAATCTTGTAAAGTTTTGGTCCAAGGCGAAGGAGCAAGCTTCTCAGTATAAGAAGCTACCTTTGCTGATCGCCAAACAGAATCAACTACCAGCTGTAGTCCTACTTTCTAGGGAAGGCGCAGAAGAGCTAGGTATGAAGCTTAAAACCATAGTTTGCGCCCCGAGGTTAAATATGTACATTTCATCGTTTGCTGATTTCTTAAAGTGGGCAACAAGGGTAGGAGGTACCAATGCCAGTGAGGAAAAAGGTTAAATGTGCCATTTGTGAGAGAGTGTGGATGGTTAATAAAGAAGTTGCAGATAAAAAGGCAATGGAGGAACTAAAAACCAATTTTCCAGAAGATGTTAAAGCATTTCAAGAGGATGAGAGCAAGTTTATGACTGTATGCTACGATTGCTACAATAAAGTTCTCAAAGATTGTGCTCTCGGAAAACCAGCAGGAAATGCGTAAGTGGCTCATAGCATCCGACCTTCATTTGAGTGACCGCCCAAAAGACGGTCACCGCTTTGGTATTTTCAAATGGATGGCTAAGCAGCAGGCAAAGTTTGATCCAGAATTCACCTTCATTTTAGGTGATCTAACCCAAGACAAGGACAACCATTCCTCAACCCTGGTAAACAGAATCATTGACGAACTGACGCTATTGAGGCCGCCAGTTCTTATACTCCGAGGGAACCATGATGGAAGGGACCCAAATAACCCATTCTTCAAGTTCTTAAACTGCATTGATGGAATCAACTTTATTGTTGAACCTGAAATCTGTGGTTCAATAGGGCTGATCCCTCACTGCAGAACACAGCAGGAATTTGAACAGGCCTGCAGCAGGATGCCAAAGGGGTTGGAAGCCCTGATGCTGCATCAGACCATAGCTGGCGCCATAGCCGAAACCAATAGACCATTAAACGGGTTTAGCGCGTCACCCATTGAGGAACTGAAGCCCTTTAGGTGCTATGCCGGTGACGTCCATAAGCCGCAGCAATGCGGCCCTGTGACTTACATCGGGGCTCCCTACCACACAAGGTTCGGTGATGCCTTTGATCCAAGAGTACTGCTAGTTTCAAAGGATCAGGAACAGGATCTGTTTTTTCCCTGCCCACGAAAAATGCGTTTGACCATAAATGCTGCTGAGGAAATTAGGCTTGGCCCTAAACTTAGGACTGGGGATCAAGTCAAAGTTACGATAAGGCTGGCACGCGAAGAAATGACTGACTGGCCAAAGCATAAGCAGCGGGTGGTAGAAAGGTGCAAAGAGCTTGGGCTTGAACTGTTCGGGCCAGATGTTGAAGTGGCTGCTTCTGCCAAATCAGCCGCCAAGGAAAAGCAGGCCAAAACAAAGGATGACGTTTTCGCTGAGTTTTGCCTGTCAGAAAACGTATCATCAGATATAAAACAAGCCGGAAAAGGGCTGCTTGAAGGGAGCTAGGTCTGTTGTTCCAGCTTAATTCCATAACGCTGAAGAATTTCAGGTCATTCAGTGGGGAACACTTTTTTGAGTTCCCCACTGAACCCGGCCTGTATTGCATTACAGGCCTGAATAAGAAAAATCCTGGTTTAGGCCGCAATGGCGTAGGTAAATCTAGCTTACTTGAAGCAGCCTATTGGGCAATTTACGGTAAGACAAGCAGGAATCTTAAAGGGAATGACGTAGTAACCTGGGGGGCTAAGGGTTGTTCTGTTGTGGTGTCGCTTACTGTTGGCAACACCACTCACATTATTGAACGGCAACAGAACCCAAACAATCTTGTTTTGAACGGCGCCGTAGTAGATCAAAATGCCATAAATAAGGCTGTAAGGCTAGGGTCAGAGGCATTCCTATATGCCGTTATGCTGCCCCAATTCGGCGATTCCTTTTTTGACCTTTCACCAGCAAACAAGCTTTCGCTCTTCAGCGAAATAATGGAACTTGATTTTTGGCTAGATAAAAGCCGTCAAGCAGCTGAAGAAGCAAAAGAACTTGATGACAAAAAGGCCGTTAAGGAGCGGTTACTTGCCAAATGTCAGGGCAGGCTTGAATCGCTGAAAGCAGAAGGCAAAAGGCTGCTGGATGAAGCAGAAGCTTTTAATGAAAAGCAGAAAGATGAATTTGAAGAGCTGAAAGCTAAGGCTGACGCCTTAAAGGTGTCGCTGACAAAGGAAGAAAAGCTCCTTAAGACAGCTAAGCAGGCCTATTTAGGGGCCGAGCAGCGGTTAGCGGCGTTGCCGAAGCCTGATAAAGCTGTGGCTAGCCACAAAATAACAACGCTGCGGGTGGCTATAGCCAAGCTAAATGACGTAGGGGCACAATGCCCCACATGCTTTCAAAGCGTGCCACAAAGCCACCTAAAGGCCGAGCAGGCGCGGTTAAAAGGTGAGTTGGCCGAGGCTGAAGCAGAGGCTAAAAAAGCAGCTGTCATTGAAAAGGATCAAAAGGCCATAACCCAAAACAGGGATGATTTTGCGCGTGAAGTGCGCCTCCTGGAAAACAGGATTCTTGGGTTCAAAAAGGATATGGAATATTTAACAAGCCAAACAAAAGAGCTTGAGAAGAAAACTAATCCATATCTAGGAATGATTGAAAACTGCCAAAGAGATTGTCAAAACACAGAAGCAGACATTGCTGAAATCAAACTAGAAGTTGAGGAATTAGAAAAGAAGCGAGTTGCTATAAGCTATTGGATAAGCGGCTTCAAACGAATAAGGCTGTTTATTATTGAGGAAACACTTCTTCAGCTAGAGTTAGAAGTGAACAATAACCTAGCAGGCCTAGGCCTTAGTGGTTGGCGTGTTGAGTTTGACGTAGAACGTGAGAACAAATCTGGTGGTGTGACAAAAGGCTTCACAGTCCTTGTCTATACCCCTGAGCATAAAAGCCCAGTCAAGTACGAAGCTTGGTGTGGTGGTGAGACACAACGGCTACGTCTGGCTGGCGACCTGGGTCTAGCCAACCTGATAATGCAAGGTGCTGGGTTGAACAGCAGATTTGAAGCTTTTGATGAACCGTCAGCTCATATGAGCCAGGAAGGCATATTGGATTTAACTGAATTGTTGGCAGAACGTGCAGCTACCAGTCAAAAGACCATATTCTTGGTTGACCACCACAGCATAGAATTTGGTGGATTCGCAGGTACTATAACCATGGTGAGGGACCATAATGGATCAAGTATTAGGAAATAAAAATAGCCCCTACCGAAGTAGGGGCTAAGTTTGAAGGGAGGAGAAAACACAGCATCAAAGACGAGTGGACAGGAGTCTCACATGTCTAATTTAAGAGTACTAATTGAAGCTGCTAGTGTCAAGGGGTTTGTTGGTCTTCATCTGGTTTATCAGTCAAGGTATTCAGCCTTCTTTCGATGCCATCTATTCTGCGACCCTGAAGAAGTTGGCGTTCCTGAATGAGCGCAACCTCACGTCTCTGGTCAGAAATTTCTTCCATCATTTTGGACTGACGTTCCAAAACACGGCCTTGGGCTTCTATTTCCCTTTGCATGGCGCTCAACTGTGCGTTTACCACTCGTGCATCACCTTTCAATGTCGCCAGAGCCCACAAGAGCGAACCAGCTTGAACAAGGCCAAATACGACAAGAGCGACTATTCCAGAGTCCAATTTATGTCCCATCAGCAGAATTTTGGTTTCTCGGGCAAGCACATGCAAACGTAGGTTTTTTCGTTTGCAGCTATTCTGGCTTTTACCGATCTACTAGCTTGAATTGTGCCCTCGCCCCTAGCCTGAATTATGCGCTGATAGGTAGAGCAAAAGCTATCACTTGCTGTTGGGATCTCTGGGTTCAAGGTTGTGCAGGAAGTCATCAAGATCGGCGTCAGGCTCGCCAGCAAACTCTTCCAATGCTTTTTTTGCATACTGACTCTTTCTTAAGATCTCAGCCGCCGCTTTCATTGCAGCTTGCTCCTCACCCTCACCAATCCACTTCTGTTGCTGGCCAATATCAAAAAGCTTATTGGCCAGCTGCAGAAGCGCAAGAATTATGCTGATCCAACCCATTAGGTCTTAGGCAGAGTTGGGGTTGGAGTGACTGCCTTGGCAATGGCAGACCAAATGCCAACTGCAACAGTTGAGGCAACGCCAGCCAGCAGAGTTTGGGTGTCTGGAGTTAGAAACGCGCCCCAACCACCAGCAGCCAGCATGCCTAATATCGTAGCTGCCAGCGAACGAACCCACCCACCAAGGGTGTTAGCATCGATTAGCTTGATGAAGACGTCCCACATTTTTCTGTTCCTTCTTAGCCGAAGATTTTGCCGAAGAGGCTCTTTACTGATGCCCAAAGGCCACCTGACGGTGCCGGTGGGGGAGTCGGGGTGATCTTACGAAGATCACGATATTTCGCTGCCTGTTCTTTTGCACTCAAACCAGCAACTTCCTTTGGTACTTCTGTTGGTGACCACTTAAAGGTTCCATCTGTAGGAAAGTTCTTTGGTGAGTAGCCAAAGCGCTCAGCTGCAGCAGATGAAATGTCGATCTTACGCCCAGTCCTTGGGTGAGGCCCAATATCCGTCTGTTGCTCTATGGACGTAACTCCATTAGGTGCTGTTACTTCAAACCAGTGGCCCAAGGTTTCATTGGAATAAAGAGCGATGCCTTGAGCATCGTCAGGACAGCCAAGGGCGGCAGAGCCGGGGGCGTCGCCAGTATCTACCCACGTGTACCTGCCCTTATACTGAGAATACCAGGATCCCTTACCGGTCTGGGTGCCTGCTACTATTGGCGTAGGTATTTTTGGTCCAATGTCCCATTTCCGGGTATCATCGTACAGTTTTGGGTCTTCCACCACAGAAAGGTGCATGTGGTGGCGGTGATCATTCTCGCCGTGATAAGCACGCCAAACCCAAGGTGAGATAACGCTGCTGCAAATCTGAGCATTTGAGATTACATACAGAATGCGATTATCTCGGCTATTGATAAGCGCTTCAGCCAGTGTCCTTGAATTTAGGCCATGGGCTGGGTCATTGGTTATGTCCATTGCACGCACTACACCATTTTCGTCAGGATTGTGCTCAGAATGCCGTGTGGCATGAACATTGTCGCCAATTGTGCCATCAGAGCTTTTGTCGCGGCCTGGGTAGGCCGCGTTAACCTGTTCCAGCAGCGTGTTCAGGCATTTGGCAGTACGCCAAGATGACATTTTAGTCCCCTAAGTTAGACCCCACCTGGAACGACATAGCAGAGCACGTAGTATGAGTCGTTCTCTGGGTCATAGCGCATGAATATGACACCATGACCAGTCGGGTTCCCATCGTCATACTTAAGTTTATGGTTGGGAACAACAACCTTAGTTCCCATAGTGACAGTAGGCCTTCCTTGTATGTCACGTGGGTCGGTCACAATGGCAATATAAAGGCCGTCTTTTGTTACCTCGAAGCTGTCTGCCCAATAAGCATCTGCTTCGCCACAGCACGATTGATATGGGTTGTCAGGCTGCATAAGGTTTCTGTACCATTGACGAACTTCAGGAGGATTGGCCTCCCAAGCTTCGTTTTGCTTGGCCTGCGCAACTGCTAAGAAAATCAACAACGCTGTTAGCACTTTCATTTTTAGCTCCACGCACCAACGGTTGTGACAGTATTCGACCCAACAGGCCAGCACCTAAAATAGGAATTGGCTAGCATCGTTTCAGTACCAGTAGTCGCTGCACTAAGTTTTACTTGAGGTATTATGGTGCCAGCTCCATTTATCCTCATAAATCCCTTCAATTTGATAACTACGTTTTCTGTAGCACTTGTAGAAGCTGCAGTTACTGCAACTGCAGCAGCCGAAGTAGCATAGATAGAACTCAAGGCAGTAAGTGTGTTGCCGGTCGCTGTGTAGGCATCTGCTGTGTAAGCTATCGAGGTAAAGGTAGCAGTCCCACCAAACAGCGTAGACCAAGTGTGTGAGGTGGTGCCTGTGTTCGTTATATAATAGACGGCTTCAAATGCATAGGTGGTAGAAGCAGATACCGTTAGTGCACCATTCGTAGTTGCGTTAAAGGCTTTCTGTGCTGTGTTTACGTCAGAAAGCGTGTAATTTGCAGAAAGAACACAAAGACCGCCAATATTAGATTGTCCCAGTTGTCCAAAGGCAGTGGCAAAATCTGTATGAATTGAGTTCCAGGTAGCAGATGAAATAACTAGGCCAGAAGCAGCAGACTCTGAACCTGTTGGGGCCGAGTAGATTCCTGTAGAGGTATCAAAGGCCATTTTAAGTTCCTTTAGGCATAGAATTCCTCGACGACGATGGTGCCTGCAGCGCCGGCCCCACCAGCCACTGTACCAGCTGCACCGGCTGTGCCCGCCGCACCAACCGCGTAGCTCACGCCTGCGCCAATCTGCGCAGCGGTCATCCAAAACTCAACGTACTCGCCAGCACCGCCGCCCCCAGCAGAGAGATTGCCGCTACCTCCTGCGCCCCCACCTCCGCTTCCTGTATTTGCTGCAGCGGCTTGGCCAGCACCCGCGCCTCCACCACCCTGTCCGCCAGGGCCGGCCCCTCCGAAAGGCGAACTAGCCCCATTTCCTCCGGCATACTCAGTTGAATTTGAGCTTGAAACGTCGCTGCCCTGACCGCCCTTAGCGCCTGTGCAGCGTACGATTAAAGTACCAGTCCCGTTCGCGCCTCCAGTACCGCCATTTCCACCGGCCGTCGTAGTCGGGGCGCCGGATCCTCCCACAGCGGTCCAACTCTCGAACGACGTGGTGCCACCGTTGCCGCCAGCATTCGTAACCCGCGCAGCCCCCCCGCCGCCGCCGCCAACCATGCGCACGCGAACGCGCTTGCAGTTGGCGGGCAACGTATAAGTGCCGCTGCCGCTCGTGAACTGCTGCACCGTCGGCGCCGTCAAGCCAGAGATCGCGCCATTCATGGCCAGCGTTGTGACGCCAGACAAAGCACCAGTTATCTGAAGCGTACCAGCAATCGTAGTGTTGCCAGAAGAAGCAGTAACGTTGAATTTGTTTGTATTTACAGCAAAATTCCCAGTTACCCCAAGAGTACCGGCAACAGTCACGTTTCCAGAAGCTGTAAGGGTACTGCTTACGGTAAGAGTACCGGTTACAGTTACGCCTGTCGTACTGTATGCAACAACGTTAGTTCCGCCGCATTGAATATAGGCGGTGTCTGCAGAAGAACTGCCAAAACCAGTGTTTAAGTCGCCGCTTATAGAATAAGTTGGCGAGACGCCTTGAGCCCCTTTAAGCTGTCCAGTAATGGGAGTTTGACCATCCGCTGCAATAGAACCAGTCATGGCAGTAGCCATGTCTGAAAAGTCAGAGTTTACGTCAGCAGATAGTATAGTTGTACCGGGCGTAAACGGCGGTACCGGAAGCGAATACGTTCCTGAGCCATTTCTTGGCATTTATTGCTCCGGTTCCGGTTGCCTAGGGAAGCCCGCCGCAATCAAAGCAGCTGCCCGATGATTTGGGGTCGTAAGAGGACTAGGCATGTATTTCTGGTTCTTAAGGTACTTTTGAGTGTGCCTGTTAAGCAGGAGTTTGCCCATTATTGGGTTGCTTCTCGCAAGAGCACCGATGATGCCGCCACCAATGGCACCCAAAATTGGGTATCCTGACTTGTCAGAATCGTTAGTTGTCAGGTAAGAACCACCACCGCCCAAGATGGTGCCAGCGGCACCCCATGGAGCACTATGAAGGAACCTCTGATAGACATCAGAAGGCTTAAGATATTGCCCACCCACACCACGTTGACCAGCAATATCGGCTATTTTGCCAAGCGCTGTTTGTTGGGCCTTCGGGTTCTTTACAGTGCCTAGCTTGTCATAGACAGCTTTAGGTGTCGGGGCAAAAACAGCACCCGGCGTCGCACCTTGATAGGCGTTATTCAGCACAACCTGATTGGTGTACGTCTGCCTTAGACGAGGAAGATCAGCATAAGGGGTGCCAACTAACGAACGGTCAACAGCACCCCTTAGGGCGGAACCGGCGCCACGGAAAGCTGCTGCTGTTTGAGTATCATTCCTTCCAGCAGCGATATCAGCCTGACGCTGAAGCTCATTCATCGTCTTTCGTACGTCAACACCCTTCGGGGTAGCCCCCATAACAAAAGGCGCTAAACGATTACTTAGGGCTTTCTGTGTGCCTGTTGGGGCTTTGCCCATAATGGCGTTAAGTTCGGCCCTAAATTGAGCATCTGGCGTGGGGGTAGATGCGTTATAGCCAGCCTCAATCCTGCCACCTGTTCTATTCATGGACTGAGCAACTTCAGTAGGCGAAGTCACGCCTTGAGCAGCTTCCGGCCCCCTGATATCTGCCTGCTTATGAGCAAATTGACCGAATTGCTGTTGCTGACCTTCTGGTGATAAGCCACCACGGGCATGCCAAATATTGTCACGCTCTAACCTATCCCAGAAATTGCCAGGGGGGCCGACGCTTTGACCAAAGCGCTGATCTATGCCAGCGGCATCAAGAGCTTTGTTTTTGGCCGCTTGACGTGGATCAGTTACTGGAAACGGTGTTCTACCACGCCTAAGAATAGCTGGTATGTATTGCCCTGCTGTTGCGCCCAGCAATCGAGCCCAGCCTTCGTAATTTGGCTTTCCTTCTTCATATTCTGGCCCGTAGTTGGCCGCTAGTTGGCCAGCGCCTTCAGAGGCACCAACTGAACCAAGGTAAGAGAGACCTTTTTGTGCTAGCTTACCAGGACCTGCAGCAGCAGATGGGGCTAGTTCTATGGCTGTTTGAGCTAATGAGCCTATCGGGGTTTCCGCCTGCTCATTAAATTCCCTGCCGGTCACATCACGAACTTTGCCCATGACATCTTCTTGGCTGGGCCAAAGTTCTAGCGGGCTTTTTATGATAGGTTTATAGTCACCACCCCCACTTTCACGTGCTTCTTTAGCACGATCCACAATTTCTTGTGGAAGAATCTTATCTAGGGTTTTGCTGAGCAGCCAATCTGCAACACCAGTCCCTATGTCATGAATGCTGTGAGGGGTAGATACTAGCCCAGCAGTGCCACGTACTGCTGAAGGAACAGCAATTCTCTTGATGTCCTCAGCAGTTCTATTCCTGATTTCCCACTTACCATTGGTGTAAACGGCCATCTCACCGTTTGGCCCAAAGGCTCTCTGCCCCTCCTCATAAGAGGGTTGCTGAGTGGGATCGGGGGTGCCAGCCATTACTTAGGCTCCAACGTCCAACCCTGCGGAAGGGGGCCTGAACCACCCTGCCACGGTGCTGCCGCTTTCTGTGCAGGCTGACGCCTTGTAGATCTCTGGTTCTCAAGCGGTTGATACTTAGCGTCTTCGTCAAAAAGCTTAGGATAACTCTCAATTTCCTTCTCAGTCAGAAGTGGGTGCGCCTTAAGATAAGCAAGCTTAGCCTTCTGAAGGCCTGACGTTGTGAATTTTGCATTTTCGTCAATAATTGGATCACCATCACGACTCAACATTGGCTCGCCCCTAGCATTGAGCCGGTAGCCCGACAAATAATTGGCTGTAAGCTCTGAAAGGGCAGCAGCCTGCTCATTTGCCTTGATCATGATGTTTAGAACGGCTCGATTAGCTTCTTTCGTGTTATAACGGCTTGCAGCGGCACGCTCCACAAGCTCCATTTCTTTAACACGTATCTGACCCAAACCACCCAACTGGACCTTCAAATCATTGACAATCTGACCGGAAGTGATCTTGTCAAATGCTTGCGATACCATCGCAGCCTGCGTACCTTCTTTGCTTCCCGCCAACGCCTTGATTCGGTTCCAATCAAGGTGGGGTTGGGCAAAGATCCCCTGATAGAGGTTTTTATCTTCAATCATTTGACGTGCTAATTTAAGATTTGGCAGGGAAGCTTGCGCCCTAATGCCAACATCATTTGATTTCTCAAGATTTGAGTATAACTGCTTCAAATCTTGCTGTTGCTGCTCCTTCCTACGATTGGTTTCTAACCCAAAATCCCTCATTTCCACCAAATCAGGAGAAATGACGCTGGATTGAGGCGCTGAAGAAGGCGCTGGGATACCTAAAGGCGTTTGCCCAATCGTATCTAAGCCTTCTGAAGCTAGAGGCTGCTGTCCAGTTGGTAGTTGCGGCGCTACTGGAGCCAGGCTAGGGCTTAAAGCCCCTGGCGAACTAGCTAAAGGCTGCTGGCTAGTTGGAAGCTGAGCCATCATTGAAGGCGGAGGTGTGCCTAATGGCGTCTGACCACCAGCGCCAACTTTTTCGTCCTCTTCTGGTGCGTAGGCCATCGCTGTCGTAGGTTCAGCAGGCTGTGGGGCTTCAGCCCTAGGCCCTGCCTGTCCACCCATTACCGACGGCATAATGACCCGTTTCAGGGTATTAGTTTTGGGGTCCCATTGGATGGTGTAGCCTTGAGTGGTCTTAGTGCCCTCAGATTCAAGAGGCCCAGTCTTAACTTCAGGAATAAAGACCTGACGTCCATCTGCTCCAATTGAAAGCGTACCACCAGGGACAGCCATTTGCATCGGCTGGCCTTGTTCAAGATAGAGTTGAAGGGCGGTTTGCTTAACGGCAGGGTCAAGATAACCACTGGCTAAAGTATTGATCAGCGCATTCCCAGACATTGGGATACGGTGAGGCACAACACTCGAAGGCAGCATATTTTCACCACCAGCTTCCAATGGCGCTCGAGTTACTGGCCCACCAGGAACGGGTGGTGTCGCCCCAACACCACCCTTGGCAGCAGCCAAAAGGCCACCGCCTTCGTCAGCAAAACTTAAAGCTTGATTTTGTTCTCCACCGAAAGCCAGCCTATGGGCTTCATTCCACTGCTGATCAGTCATAGGGTAACGCCCACCAGCTTCCCAATCAGCCATAGCCTTTGCCAGCTGAATTCCCTTTGGGCTTTGCAACAATTCGTGGGTTATTGGCGTCCGTGGGTCTAGGCCAGTTCTGCCAGCAACAAATTGAGCATAAGGGGCAGAAGAATTACCACCAGACCACTTATTGATGGCTGCTGCTAGCGGCATACCATTGTACTTCTGAGCCAAGAGTGCAAAGTGTGCAGCCCCTCCTTTAACAGGGCTGTCAAAAGCAGCTATCTTATTCCCACCTTTAAGGTCTTCAGCACCCACTGATCCAAACTGAGATGCTACTGGCCCTGGCCACTGAGCCCCTGGATTATTGTTTCTAATGGATGCTGGCCCCCCAGATTTTTGCGGATCGCCACCAAGGGCATGCATACCTACTTCAAATTGGGAAGCATCACGCAGGGCAGAAGCCCTGGCAACCTCGTTAGTCGCATTAAGCTGCGCATTTCCCAGTGCGGCATTGGTTAGATTAGCAATGGCTTGTAGCGGATGCGTAGGTTTCTTTTCCTGACCAGAACCCATCATCAGGAGCTGTGCAAGTCTACGTGAATGCGCTGCCTGCTCAGGCGTAGCATAGCCTTGAGGGATTGGGCCTACGGGTAAATTTTCTACGTCCATAATTAGCTCATTAGCTAAAGAGCCCAGGCGGCCATTGCTGCGGTTCTGGTGTCGTCTGATTTAATTGAGGCATAAAAGGCGAAGGTTGAGGCATGCCGCCAATTCTAGGGAATGGTACTGGGTTGCCAGCCGTCATATTCGGCGGCGCTTGTGGCGCTGAGGGCGAAGGAGGAACTGGGGGGCGTGACATTGGTGGAGCTGACGGGCTCCCACTGAAAGGCACTGGAGGAGAAAGGGGTGCTGGAGGATGCAGCATCGGAGGTGCTGACGGGGTTCCACTGAAAGGCGCAGTAGGAGGTGGGGTTGGCTGTGCTGCGCTTTGCATAAAAAGCGGCTTATCCATGCCCTGCTTAAAGGTGCTACTATCGCCAAGATCATTGCTTCTTTGAATATTATTAGCCTGATTCCACATGGCATTGCCAACATACCTGTTAGCAAGATTCCCCAAAGCTTGGGTCCAGTGTGTTGGATGTTGCTGTTGGCCAGACCCATACATCAGGGCTTCAGCCATCTGCCGTCGCTGCTTCACAGCGTCAGGATAAAGATATGTTGGCGCTATTGTCTGAGCAGCCCTGTTTGGTTCAGCCAACCCAAAAGTGTTGTCGTCCATTTTTACCCCAAAAGGGCTTTCATAGCCCGTGATCTGGCTGTCGCTTTGTTGTAGTCGACAGTTTTAATGCCGCCAAATTCCCCAACAGCATCAGGCCTACGTTTCTCAACATCCTGAGCCATAACACCCATTCTTGGCTCTTTGTCTCCCAGATAATTGTAGGTGTAGACTGGCGTGCCGTCGTAAAGAGACCCAACTTCCTCTTTGTTTTCTTTAACTCTTTCATCAGAGAAAGAAATCAGTGGGGCAGCGTTCATCATGCCATAGGCAGAGATCCCTGCACCGCCGAGGTTGGACACGCCACTAAGCAGCCCAGAGTACTGCTGCATCTGCGCGTTGTAGGCATCTGAAGCTGTTTTTGCACCGACAGCACCTGCCCCAATGTAGTCTGCAGGCTGCAATTGCGGTGCCTGCACAAGCGACTTGGTTGGGTCTGTAGGCATACCCCACTGGGCCAATTGCTGCCCCATTGTAAGGGGCATTGTATAAAGGGAACTTGCCTGACTGAAAGCCTGTGGCTCGAACTGGCCAATTGCCTGAGAAACTGTGAGGCCATGGTTGGTATCCATGCCTCGCATAGCATTGTCGTAAGCTGGCTGCCCTGGCAGCAGGCCCTGATTCCTAAGCTGTGTGTCTAGCTGACTGCGCTCAGTGCTAAAAAATGGGTTTAGGTAGTTTAGCTCGTTACTCAGAAGGCTGCCGGTCAGCCCAGAAGTCATATTGCCGATTGTACTGGTTGGATCATTGTTGCCATAGTCGGCATTGCCAAGAAGAGCATTGGCTTGACCGCCAGCAAGGGCTTGACCAGCGAACATGTTCGCCCAGGTCGGCGCAGCTGCTGCGCTCGGGTCCACATTTGCGCCATAAATCGGTACGCCGTTAGGGCCAGTACCAATCTGAGACCAGGTAAGGTTCCCATAAGGGTTAGACTGGTTAACCATAGAGCCCCGTTGGGCACCTATGTTAGCCTGTGTCTGCTTCCCACCAAGCGCATTGGCGGTAGATATGGTTTGCTGTTGGATTTGACTGGGATCAGGGGCGTCACCCATTGGGCGTTCCCTTCTGCTGGAGAAGCTTGATCAACATTTGATTTTGTTGCTGTTGCAACAGTGGGCTCTGGGAAAGGCCTGTGGTGCCAGGGCCTATGGTTCTTGAACCCTGAATTCCTGGAAGATTAGCCCCGAACTGATCGTTCATTGTGGGGCTTTGAGCAGTTTGAGGGATCATTCCAAACATTAGGCCGCCTCTACTTTACGACGTCCGTAAGCTAACCGCTCAACGCCCTCCCTAAACAGAACAAAGCGAACACCAGTATTTCTATTGCAATCTTTTTTGCCATAATAGCAACGCTGCATCCCTTCTAACCTAAATCCAAGCTTTTGCAAAGACTTCATAAGGCGCTTATTGCGCTTGCTGGTCACGCACGTAAGACGTGCAACGTCAAATTCTGTAATGGCGTAGGTGCATATACTCCTTACTATGCCTAAGGTCATGGTTTTTTCGCCGTAATAGCTCAGTTCTACATTGGCCCCATGCCAGCCATTGAACAGAATAGCCCCAGATAACACATCATTCTTTATGATTCCTAAGCACCTATAAAACCTCTCAAATACTTGGTTGTCTTTTGATGACAACCACTGCCAAATAGCTTCATCATGCCCAATGAGAAGACCTGTGCTCATCAGATTGCTCCTCCATTTTCTGTTATTGAGTTGAAAACGTTGACCCTAAGAACTGGCAAATTGGATGAGAAGGTTCCATCGAACACAGCAAAGTCAAACAGCCCGACATCAAATTCCCCAATTATAGACTGGTTCGTTTGAGTGTTAATGTTAACTTTCATTCTTATGGCCATGGCGTGGCCAAGGGCATTTACTGACAGCCATATCTTGTAATTTATGGTATCAACAGGCCAAACTGAGCTATCCCAAATTGCTGAATCCCACAGCACGTTCCCGCTAAAGGACGTAATTGGAGCACTGACATTTGAGGATTCAAAGTCTACGTCTACGGCTAGGGTAGGCGTCAGTGATGCACCAAGCGTCATGAGGGGTTGGACCATTGTCATTCGTTTGGTTTTGCCTGGATCGTCCAACCAATTATAAGCACATTGCATGTCGGCTTGAATAGAACTGGTCCAATCCTGACCCCCAACATAACCTTGATTTATCTGCCCTGCATTACCACCCCAATAAAGGTCGTCATTGTATATCTCAAAGCAGTTAGCGTTCCATCCTGTAAAACGGCACCATGCCCCTGTTAAAGCATTGAGGACAAATTGATAAGACTGGCTGTTTTCAGCGAGCGGAACGTTTAGAATACCCAACTGCTGATTGGGGTAAGAAATAAATTGCCATCCAAAGATTGTTGACCCCATCAAAGCTGCAGAAGCCATAGCGTTCTGAATACGAGCCGTAATGGCTACTGATCTGTCAGCACTAGGATCAAAAGGAAGTGCTTGAGATATTGGGATCAAACCGGCTTCGGTTATGATGGCAACATCAGAGCCTATGCGAGTTAGGCAGCGGCGCCCGATAGGCGGTGAAATGTCAAAAGTACCTACGAGGCCCCAGGAACCTGTGTTTGTTGGGTCTGTCCCCTGATACAGGGTTACCTGACCTCTAGAAGAGATAAAAAGGGCGTAGTCCTGCGGGCCAGAACCACCGTCAATTGTCCACGCAGACATGGCTACGAGGTAGCCACCTTTTGACCATAAAGCGCCTAAATCTAGGGTGCCAGCTATTGGCCCTGTAATTGCATCTGTTGGCATAAAAGCAGCAACAGATGAATTCTTCATTATGTACCAAAGCCGACGCTTCTGAGCGTTGATGTTTATGATGCCAGCACTGCTTCCACCTGGAAGGCCAGTAATGGCTGGCACCGTCCAGTTTGTGCCGTCGTACTGCTGAAGCTGATCTGCACCATTAACCAGTTGGATTACAGTAGTTCCACCGCCCGGCGTAAAATTTATGTACTGCCATCTAGCATTTGTTAGGCTTGTAACGACAGCAGTTCCAGGCTGAATACCAGATGTTACATTGTAAATCTTAGTTGAGGACGCAGCAAAGAACTGCTCACCAGTCGGTGAGCGGTAAACCATTAAGGTTTCTACTGGGGAAGTACCAAGCGTGCTCGAATAGGGCAGATAGCCACCCCTAAGTTCTACATAACCTGGACGTGGCACCCAATTGTCCAGAATTGGGGCACGCTTTGGGTCCATTTCAGCCAGAGGAGAGATTGCATCCCAGCCGTCTGTGGGGGCTGGGATGACCTTGGTCGTGACATCCGGTGCCAAAAAAGGCACCTTAGATACTGTTTGAGATTTTCTCATTACGGTGTTGTCGTAGCAGTTTTACGCGTACGCTTAGGCTTCGTCGGCGCTGATGCTGGCGTCGGGGCAGGTGCTGGGTTTGTCTTAGGCTTAGATTGCCTAGGTTTACGCAACGATGCTGACAAACCTTCCCTAAGTGATTCTGCCTCAGGCCTTGGAAAAGTTGGCCCAAATAGGTCGCCAATAGTCTTCCCAAGAAGGGCACCAGACATGCCTTCTAGGGCACCAACACGACCCCTGGTCAGCCAATCGCCAGATGAAAAATGCTGCATAGCTGATTTTCGTGCTGGGTTCTCAAGTGGTAAGTTATTTATAATAGCCTCGACGCGAGGGCGGTCAGGATGATCAAGCGGAAGCCGTTTTAGGTATTCCTCATAAGCAAGCCGCTCTTGGTTTTCTGCAGGAAGAAATGAGTTATAGGCTTCTGGCAAGTTGCTCAAAGCAAAACCCTCAACCCCTCCAAGGGCTGCGTTCTTACCATAAGAACCCAACACTGACCCTACTGTTGGCCTAGGGTATTCCTTTTCATACCCCTCTGAAGTTCTGGCAAAGCCTTTTCTTTGGGTTGGTGTGTAGGTTTTGGCATCATTCGCAGCTTCTATAGCATTCCACCATCGGTTAGCGCCTACCCTGTTCTTCAAAGCTTGAACCAAAGCAGTAATACCCTGAACAGTAGCTCCGGTTGCAAACGGCAAAACGGCTTGTGCATTTTTCAGCCAATTGGGAGCTAATTCTTCGTAAGTGTGACGCCTATCGGTAAGCATTTGATCACGAACAGCAGCTGCTTTGCGCCCTTCAGAAAGCATATCCTGATATTCGGGTGATTGAATCTTAGTCTGATTTTTAATAAGTTCGTCAAGATTCTTTATCTGACCATCAATAGTGCCTACTTCGCCAGTCAGACGTGCCACCTCAGCTTCTTTGGCGTCGTAGTTTGGCCCACGTCCAGCCTGAATAGGCTTGCCGGTTTTCTTGTCTATGCCACCCTTTAGTTGCATATCTCTGTCAGCAACAGCAGTTGAACGTTGAGCATCAAGAGATTGGCGTTGAGTATTAAGCGATTCACGCTGTTTCATTAGCGCCTGAAGGTCCAAAGCTTGGGTGCCCTGTGCAGGCTGTGCTAAAGCTGGAATTGTATCATCTTCGCTTACTGTTTTTGGCGTTTTTGGCGCATTAAGCGGCAGCAATCCACGTTGAAGCCTTCTTTCAGGATCTGCATTTTCCATAACAGTGCCAATGATCTGGCCTGTTGTACCAAGATTGCTTATTGCAGGTCCTGGATTGTTGAATATGTTCTTCCACCTGTCAATGCTGGTTTGGTAAGCCTGATCAGCACGGGATTGTGGTGGCGCTGGAAAAGCATCTACCTGCTCGGGGGGCGTACGCTGCATCCCTGACCTGATTGCGAGATTAGGCAAATTTTCGTTTGGTATGACTGCTGTTGGGCCGCTCGGAACTACTACTTCAGGGCCGTCCTCACCTACCAGCATGGGTTGGCCAGTCGGGTTAACGCCACCCTGTTCCATCGGAAGTAGTTTGTGTAAGAAATCAAATGGCCCTGGTTCTGGCTTAGCGGGCGCCTTATACGCCATTTTCTTTTTTGGCTTAGGGCGTGCAGCCTTACCAGAAGAGGCACCAGGAGAAGCTGCTTTGCCCGTGTCGGCACTCATGCCTGAACGGTATAGCTCACGCAAAGCGTCTTCAGGACGTGGGGGCTCAACATTAAACGGATTAGGTGCCTGAGGAGTTTCCTGCATACCACTTTGCATCCAAAGTGGCATTTCAGGTTGGCCTGCTGGAGGCATTCTATTAATTTCTGGTGAGCCTTGAATTGGCTCAGAGGCTATACTGGGAGGGCCACCAGTTGGGGATAAAGCACCTGCTATTTGAGTGGCTGCGACTGCAGGGTAGGCCTGCCTACCAGGATCGTTTGCTGGGTTGGCATAGCGGCCTGTAAATACATCCCTGTAGCCCATTCGGCCACCAGCAGCAGGGGCTGCACGTCCTGATGGACCAAGTCCCATTAAGGCTGCTGGCAGCGAACCAATCATATCCTGAGGTATACTACCAGTAGTCGGCCCAACAGCTCTTGGGACTAAGTTAGTTATGTCAGTGGCTTCGCGTGTGCGCTTCAGCGCATCTGCTAACGTTTGAAAATCCATCAGCATGGTCCTGACATTATTTATAGTGATCTAGGTTGCTTCTGACGTAATCTTGAACGTCTTTCGGCTGATGACGCAGCCACTCATAGGGAATTATCTGTTCCTGACGGGGGTAATCACCATAATAGGGCGGAATATCTATGTATGGGTGTGCAAAACGGTGTTGAACAGTTCTGCTTTCAACTTCCCCAGCATGGCGTTTGTAAAGATTAAAAGGCACAGATTCTATTTTGTCTAAAGCTTCATGCCATGACTTGTCGTCTGGAAACATTGACCTATCTGGAATTTTGCCACTGTCTATAAGATGTTTGCGTGTCAGTTCGCCAAGATGCTCTACGTTTGTGCCTGGAGCAAAACCTTCTCTTTGTTGAATTGCATGCTGCAATTCGTGCAGCAATGTACTTTTCGTGTCCTCTCTGGATCTTCCAACTAACAGCTGAATTAAATTTTCATCTGGATGATGCATTCCAAAATAGTTGCCGCCTAAAGTGTTTGCATCGCCCCATTGCAAATTCATATTCTTCATGTCTGGGTAGTTTTTGAACAATTCTGCGTGATAAAAGTTCTTACTTAGCGGTATCTCACCTGTAGGTTTTGATTCCCTGAAAAACAAAGTGTTTCTGTCAGGTATCTCGAACCGCCATTTACCGTCTACGCCACGATACCAGCCAGTATTATCATAGATTTCTCGCTCAGATTTGATTTTTGCAGCCCCCTGTTCAATAGGGCTTAAATTTCCACCACTCCTTAGGGCTTCATCAGCCTTGGCCATCTTTTGTGCCAAGGAAAGCTTTTTTAGGTCAGCACCCAAAGCCAGAGGACCAGCAATAAGCGCTTTAGAAGCACCGGCAGGCACCAAACCAGTCAGGTTTGAAACTATGTCTGCGTAGTCAGAAGGACTACCCTGACTGTCAGCTGTTCGCTTTAGGGTTTCACCTAATTCCATCCCAGGTTCAAATAGAGCCTGATTTATAGCACTTCTAGCGTTTGTTACGTGTTGTTGAGATGGTGGTGGGATTAAATCTGGGTTTGGGACAGCAGGCTTATGCCCCAAAGAGGCCATGAAGCGATCAATAGCTGGATCAGGCCATTGCGGTAGTGGTGGGCTGTTCTTTAGAGTTTGAGCAGTTAAGAACGTGTCGTCCATTATTTCTTCTTGTCTCGAACAGACTCAATGTCACGGACAAATTTGTATACAGTATTACACCCAGTAATTCTTTTGATCTCATCAAGAGTTTTACCTTCACGACGCAAAACACGCATCTTTTCTACTTGAGACTGAAGAAACAAACTTTCTCTTTTCTTACCAATATTTTCGTATACTGGGATGAAATCCAAGCCATTGGCCTTTATTTGATCTATCGCGTCATTAACCCTGTCTTCAGCTTCCTCTAAGGTGTCAAAACCACCCAATCCTTTTCTTATTGTCTTTAACTCACCATTTCCATGCCCGCGTGACAAATGGCGATTAACATAGTACCTACCATCACGCTTATCGTGGTGTATGCAAAGGCCAAAACCATATTTTCCTGATCCATAATTTCTGTTTACCGCTCTGCCTCTGCGTTTTTTGTGGTTTTCCTCCTCAGTAACAATCCTTAAGTTAAGCAATCTGTTATCAAGTGGATTGTCATTTATATGATCAACATGCATTCCTGGTTCTGGCCATTCCCCATGTGTAAGAAACCAAACAATGTGGCTGTATGGAATAACAATAACACCATCCCTCCAGCCTACGTTTACGGCTAATGAAGCATACAATTTCTTAAAACTCAGTTTGCCGGTATCAGGATCGACCTCTGCCTGTTCTTTTAGAACAGCCATAAACTCTGGATCGTACTTACGCCCTCTCATCGAAACCTCCTTGGTTAAGGAGGCTATACAGCAGTTTTACAACCCCTGTCAACTAGCTTTCATTTGGTCCCACTGGGCCAGGGAAAAACCCATCTTGCGTGTTCGCAGGAGAAATGAGCAGTGGATCTCTGCGCTGAACCATTCTAAGGGTTTCATTGGCACCGTCACGTGCAATTAGACGGTTAACGTAATCTATCCAGCGGTTCTGCAAGGTAACGTAGCTGCCAAAGCCTTTGACTTCCCAAAACATCCACTTGATGCCCATGATCAGGGCATTTTCATCAAGCAATATAGTGTCGGCATCGTTGGCAAAATACTGAGCAAAATTGGTTGAACTTCCATTAAGGGCTACAGCATAGATGCTGCTGTATTCAAAGACTAGCTGAAGGGGAGCTACAATCTCAGCTGGTGGTGGCCAAATACGGAAATTGCTAGAATACGGGCCGATCTGCCTGAAGTGGCGCCGTGGCCCCGTAGCTACAATGCCTGATCTATGCCATTGGTCTATTTGCGGGCTGTCAGGGCCTAGCAGTTCCCACCTATTTGTGCGGTCCCACATAGTCCTATTATGATAGTTGTCGAAATCAGCTGGGATTGGGTAGGTATCACGGGCAAAAGTTATTGAAGTTCCGGTCAAATTCGTAGTGTTGGAATTCTCCATGGTCATGGTGACTTGGGTAGCACTGTCTACTGATAGGAGACGTGCTGGTGCGGGTATACCATCCCCCGACACCATGTAATTGTTGGCTGTGAGCGTAGCGGTACTGGGTATATTCGTAATTACAGCAGACCCAGCAACCATGTCCCCAGTAGTTATCAGAGGTGTGCTAACAACAAGGTTGTATTCAAAGTCTAGGGCTGTCCATCGGTGCATGCGCCTGATTTCGTCGAGCGCACGGTTGGCCAGTGCCAGCATTTGAGTGCCGGTAACGTCCGTAGAGCCTGCCGTAAACAGCGATGTAGATTGAGCCAGCCCAAGTTCGGCTTGGGCTGAATTAACCATGTTTAGAATGGTTTTAGGCATTCGTTGCCCTTAGATTGCTGATCTAGGGACGCACTTTATCTCATATAAGCCAATCTTTGGCTGCCATGATTGAGCAATCATGTGTGCAGCTTCTGCGCAATCACGCTCAGAATAAAACCAACCAGCCATCTTAGGTATGGGCGAACATGATAACGATACGCAAATAACAGCGATCGCCCATACCATTCTTTTTATCTAGCCCGTGCTCTTGAGCGCTGTCGTTGTGACTGATTGCGGGTCTCTGCTTCAAGCGCAGATGCGTGATTGGCATTGATGGTTGTAGTCTGCACATCAAAACCCTGTTCTGGCAGATGCACAGGGCGCTGCTGAACACTGGCGAGCAACTGTGCCAGCTGTTGAATATTCGGGGCAGCAGTGTTCTGACTTTCGAGGCGTGCAACTGTCTGCTGCAATTGTGCCACAGTATTTTCGAGCAATCTGATCTTTTGATCGCGCTCTTCCAGAGCTTTACGATGTTGAACAGCCGTGACCCCGGCATTAGCCATTTCCAACATGCGCTTGGCATCGTTGACGTACTGCTGAGCCCCCATGCCAATTGTTTCTATGGCATTGACTGATAGATCAGCGCACTGTTCTACAGTGTAAACGCCGTGTGCCCTTAACGTAGCGCCGACAGCTGGCTGCTCTGGGTAGAGCAGGTCAATTGGCATGCCTTCTGGCAGCTGTTCCTGATTTTGCTGAAACTGTGCCCATTGAACGGCAAAACGTCGGCGGTCTTCATCACGGGCAGGCCGCTCTACAATATTAAGGCGTTCACCAGGGGGTGCGATGCGCACAAAAACTACGTTGTCGTAGAAAGGATGCCCACTTTCTGCAGATTTGGCTGGGTTATGCACAGCCTTATTGAAGAAAATGGCCATGTTGTTATTTCGTTCGACTTGAACGACGCCTCCCCAATCACCCTGCCACTGAATCTGGCCAGAATTGGCCAAGCCATACTCGTCAACCATTAACCTTCTCCTTGTGCCGCCTTGCGGTCAGCAGTTACAACCCAATTCCTGACTTCGCAACCATCATCAATTTCGTAAGATGTATGGCGAATCTTTATATTCGTAAAGTTCTTTTCGAGGATATGCTTTATTTCCTCAGATTCCATGAAACTGATCGTACCATATTCCATAAAAGGGCGCCTGGAGCAACTGTTGGTTGGCGTAATCAAGAACAGTGTGCCGTTTACCTTCAGTACCCTAGCCGCTTCCTTGTAGATAAGCTCTATGTGTGCCTTTGTATTATGAGCCGAAGACACAACGTCCACAACTCCGTCGAAATAGCCGCTCTGAAACGGTAGCAGCATCATTTCGCCAACAAAAACACGAGCTTTAAGCTTTTCTGCCCTTAAGCGTTTGTTACATTTCGCAACAGCGTTATGGCTAAAATCTATGGCTGAGACGTCAAAACCTTCTCTAGCCAAAAACAACGTAGATGACCCCTGACCACAACCTAAATCTAGTACCTTTTGCTGAGCGCCTGTCTTGAACCTGCCACAAGCCCAACGGACTAGATGTTCGTTTGGGTAGATACCCCATTCCCGTTCAGAATGAACCTTATCCCAAATTATGTTCATGCAACGTAGCTTAATTTCTTATGCAACAAGCGCTGTTTATCTACGGGTAATGCCTTAATGATTGTCTCAATGCGTTTTGCCGTGTTCCCATCACCATAGGGGTTCGTAACATTTGAACAATCTAGAGTCGACGCTCGTTGCACAGCTTTGATGATAGCTGCTGTCTCAGCAGGGCAGTCAATTACTGATCTAGCCTTGGTTCTACCCTGCTGTCTAACGCCAACATTGACAAAAGCTTTTTGTAGAGTTGGTGCTTCGTACAGGCCAGATGATGAATTCCCGATCATCAAATGACTGTGTTTCATAGCTGAAAGGAAAAGCTGCCTAGACATTGACAAGATTTGGCTTTTGCCGTCTTCCTTACAAAAGCTCTTGAAAAGGTCCTCAATATCAAGGCTGCCTATGTCTGTGTTTAGGGTAGTAAAAATGCATGGAGTTTGAAAGAACTTCAGGGCTTTGACTAAAGCCCTGGCCTCGTCAGCTGGATCGGGCAGCAGGGTGGCTGGTTGAAAAGCCACTAGGTAGTAAGGCTCAGCTAGATTAAGCTGACGTAGAGTGGCTTCACGACCCAATAAAACGGTATTTAGCAGGCCGTCAATGCCAGGGCAGCCTACGTCGTAAACACGCCAGCGTTCTTCCCCCATAGCTATGATTCTAGACGCACTTTGATAGCAAGTAGCAAAATGAAGATGCGACAATTTCGTAATTGCATGCCGCATAGAATCGTCTTGTGAGCCTTCAGTAACGTCCCCACCACTCAAATGAGCTATTGGGATGTTCATTAGATGAGCAGCTGTAGCTGCAGCCAGAATTTCATACCTGTCACCAAGAAGTATGACTAGTTCTGGCTTTAGCTTGTCGAAAGCATTGGCTGCTTGAGCCATAGCAACACTACACGAAACAGCACATTGATGCCCGTCTGCATTGTAAGCTGTTTCTAGAAACAACCACTGAGCCCTTAGAGCAGCTACTACAGGTGACAGAGGCCCTTTGTCTGCTCTACTGCCGGAAACGACCACTATTGCCATGCTATTGATACACCAGAAGGTAAGCACACGTAGTTCTTATAGCAAAACTTGGTACCACACATATCCTCTTCATGAGGAAAACCATCAAAAGCAGGGAGACTGTGCAGCGGCGTGAAAAGTGCCCTAGCCTTGATTCCTTTCTTATGCAAGGAGTTGAGCAACTCGCTTCTTGAATTTGATAGGATTGTGGCTAGCCAGTAGTTCGGCTTATAGATTGAGTTGGCATACCGTAGAACTGAAACGTCGTTCTCATGTACTAAGGCGTTTACATACTTTTCCAGTATAATTTTCTTTGCCTCAAGAAAAGAATCAATCCGGTCAATTTGAGCACAAATCAAAGCAGCAGTTAATGAAGACATTCTGTAATTGAAGGCTAGTTCTACGTGTTCTATGCGCCAGGGGTGGTCAGTTCGTGCTGTGTTGGATAAGGCCCTGGCCCTAGCAGCTATAGATTCGTCCTTGGTCAGTAGAGCACCACCACCATGTCCAGTTACAATCTTATTACTATTGAAACTTAAAATAGCAGCTTTCCCAAAGCTACCGCACTTGCGGTCACCAATAGATGAGCCGAAGGCTTGGGCTGCATCTTCAATCAAACAAAGGCCAAAGTCCTCAGCTACTTCCTCAAGCTCGTTTAATTCTGCTGGAAAACCCAAAAGATCAACAGCTATGACCGCTGATATTACCCTATTTGTTGTAGGATTCAACCGTCCTCTACCATCCTCAGTTGGCTTTGTGTTTTTTTCTAGGTATTTCCTTAATGTATACCCGCTAAGAACTAGCAGACAGTCAATAAAATGAGGAATAGCGCCCACATAGCAAACAGCGTTTGCCGTACCAACAAAAGTAAGGCTTGGAACAAGCACTTCCTCGTTAGGCTTTACACCTGCAGCTGCTAATCCAACATGCAGGGCTGCTGTTCCTGAATTTGTTGGAACAACAAAAGGCACTTGGCAATAATTACCAATTTTCTTTTCTAGGTTAAGGCGCCAAAAGTCACCCTGTCCATTTGCCTTTAGACAACGGGTAACATAGTCGCTTTCAAGTTCGCCAAAAGAAGGATCATGGTGGCCTTTCGGCCCCAAGGTGACACTGCTTATTGTCTTTACTACGCTCTCAACGCTCATGCTATCCCCATTGAATGCTCATAGCTTCAGCTATTCCAGCATACGTTCTTGAACGATCCTTCCACCGTTCTTTACTTGGGGGCATCCTATGAACTTTTTGTTCTCTGCCGGAAACTACTTTTGTCGGCCTTAACAAGGGTAAATTCTTCAACCAAAGGCAAGTCGCTTTAGTTTCACCATGCCCAAACATCCACGGATGTACTATTTGATCTGGCTTTCTTATCCTTGTAGAGATAATTGATATTGGGTTTTCTAGGGCAATTTTTTCAACTTTTGCAGTCAGTAACAACTTCACAAAGTCCAGAGCCCGACATTGCTCATCTTGCCTAAACTTAAACCACCTCGCTCCCGAAACAGCCAAATAAGTGCATGGTGGATGACAAATCATCAAATCCCATTTCTCATCTAAAACGTCTCTTACATCACACTGGTAATGCGGGCCTTCAGATTCTGAAGGTAGTAAGTCACATGATACGGCTTCATGTCCTCTTGCTATAAAAGCATCTCTAACTCTTCCACTAAATTCACAAGCTACAAGAACTCTCATGCAGCCCTCTGTGCCAACATCAATCTAGCCATTTCTAGATCGAAATGAACGTCAATATCAATTGAACGTTCCTTTGGCATTACATACGCATAGGCATAGCCATCATACCAATCGCCGCCAGAATCCAGATGTTCTGTGGTTATCAGGTAGAGGGCGCCGTTTGGCACCACAATGTTCTTAGCTTCACGGAGCCTTTGGGCGTGGCCTACCTCAAAGGCTAAAGCCTGAGGCGCAGACACAACAGACACTATTGAATCTGCCTTATAGGTTTTTAGTTGTTGGTAGGAAAGCTTTACATCTTCTGCTGTTCTAAATGGCGAAGTAGGCTGAAGAAGCACTATTGCTTCAGCCAAAGGAACAGCTTTTCTAGCATGTTTGACAACTGGCAGCATCTCAGTTTCAGCTCTAGCCAGTTCCTTTGGCCGTTCTATGAGCAGGCAGTTGTTTAGCTTCGCAATTTCAGCAACTTCACTGTCGTCAGTGCTAATTGCTAAGACATCAAAGATACCACTTGCTTTAGCAGCATTAATTGTCCACTGGATTAACGGAATACCGCCAAGGTCAGCGATGTTTTTGCGTGGAATCCTTTGAGACCCATAGCGTGCAGGGATCAAACCCATAACCGTCATTTCTGAATACCTCTTTTCCCGTCAGCCTGCTTACGCAACTTGTTTATATTTAAGACCTCCTCAGGAGAAGGTTCTTTGTTACCAGTTCCAAGCATTTCTTCGGTCATTCTTATATGATTGATCATGTTCATTAGCTCAAGTTCGTTTATTGAAACTACCTCGTCAACACAACCAATCACATTTCGCAGCTTGAAATGTTTCTCTATGACTGTGACGCCTTTAGAAACTGCGGCAACACAAGCCCAGAACCCTGGTACATGGTCTGAATAGCCAACAGGAAGCTCAAATTGACGTAGTGTGTCAATTGCATTGAGATTGGCCAAAGAATAATGGCAGGGGTAGAGGCTGACACAGTGTAAAAGCGTCAGCTCCACCCCACCAATAACGGCAATCGCCCCCCCAATCTCTTCAATATTGGCCATTCCTGTACTGAGAATTATTGGAAGGCCGCTGTCAGATGCTGCCACAAGCAAAGGTGTGAACGTCAGGTCATCAGAACCTATCTTTATCCTTTTTACCCCAACTTCCTGCGTCAGAAACTTAAGGCTATCTACATCCCCTGGGGTTGACATAAATTCTATGTCAGTGCCTTCGCAGAATTTAGCCAATTGAATAGTTTCTGCCCTTGATAGGGCGAGGTCACAAAGCAGTTTGAAGTTTCTATCTTCAGGATGGCAGATGTTATTAGCTAAATAAGTCTGGAACTTTACTATATCTGAGCCTGCTGCTTTAGCAGCCACTACCATCTGTTTGGCAATATCCAATTTACCTAGATGGTTCAAACCTGCTTCGCTGATGATTTCAATTGACATTTCTTTTGCACTCATGTCTGAAGACAGGCGCCCTCAGGTCAGAGAATCCAGCTTTGAACCTGTAGAGACCGTCTGTTGGTTCAACCCCGCCGCCTAGATGCAAACGCCTGCAGTGATTTTTTTCCTTAGCAAAACCAACTGCACTGACAACCATACGTGCGGCAATGCCTACAGGGGTTCTTTTGCTGACAGCGAAGTGGTAGTAACAGGTGTTGTCGTCATGCAACAGAATGCAGGCCCCTACAACTTCATCCTTATGCTTTGCAAACAGTAAAGATGACATTGACTTACCTAGACTGCTGAAAAAAGCCTCAAACCACACCTTAGGAAACCTAAAATGCTCTGCAGCATCCACTGCTTGCATATGTTCGACGTAAAGACGTGAGAAAACCTCGATGTTTTCGCTGGTTGGTTCAACCAATTCTACAGTGACTCCAGACGCCTCAGCCTTTTCAACTGAATGCCTTGTTGTCTGCCTTAAATCTAAGGGCTTTGTTAGATCAATCCAAACAACGTTCTTTATGTGTACAGCTCTGTGCTTGACAAGCTGTTGTTGTCTTACCCAAAGAAATGGGTTGAAAGTAGAGATTGAATTTACGTTTACTTTCTTAAGCTCAAACTCTTCTGTGGCTATAGGTCCGCCAAAATTGTACGGATGGCGAAGGTTTCCATCGCCATTATTTAGCTGCAAAAAAGGCTGAATTAAGAAATCTCTGCCCTGATCTATGACAGCGAGCATGCCCTGACCCATTCCGGCCTTCTCATAGGGCATCACCATTTCAGGGTAGAAGTGAATGTCTAACAGCCCAGGCGGCAATCTGAATAGGTAAGATCGCCACTGGGCTGTTTGACTGGAGTGAAGGAACTTAAGCACGCACACCCCACCGCCTGCAAGCTCTTAGCCGCCTTTGCAACCCATCCAAAGTGTAGAGGACACCGGCATCATAAGAATTGTGCTGCCTGGGCCAATAACAATCTTGCTGTCACCGGAAGTGCCACCTGCACTGAGCAGAACACCAGTTGAGGCACGCAGAACGAAAGAATCGGTACCTGCGTTGTTGATCCAAAAGTCATCAGCAGGCGATGCGCCACTGTCACCACCAATTGTCGGCAAGCCGACAGATTTGGTGCTGTCACCATTACTGCAGCTTACGACATACTGGTTCGCACCAATTTTGGTAGATGCGGTATACGAAGTGCCAGCTGCAGTAATGGTTAGGGAGCCTACGGTCCCAATTTCCTGAGCCAGCAACGGCGGCATGCCGAAGCCCATAAGGTTACTTGCTAGATTCACTTTGAACCTCCTTTGGTTCAGTTTCGAGCATGTACGGCAGCAATCCACTGCCATATACGCTGAATTGAATTTTACCTCTGTTTTCTTTACAAAAGCGCCGAATCATCTCGGCCTGAAACGCAAGCGCGCCAGTAGTTCTAAACTTACGCTCGCCCCACCACACATCAGCCAAACCTACGTTGCTTGGCTTTGTAGGGTATCCCTCTATGTGCTGATTATCATCATTTTCAAAGGAACTATCAACTCCAAAAAGATCAAATTTCCTGTAGCCCAGCACAATAGCTATGTTTATGGCGCGAAAAAGCGTGGTGTAGCCACCAGCAATCATCGGCTCACTTGGAAATAAGGCAGCTATGGCTGACTGGTACTTAAGCTCCTCAGCATAGAAATGCCAAAGTACGGTTTTGTGCCCCTTGAAGTAGTCAAAAAGCTTTGGAGGACAGTGTGAGCTTATGTAGTAAGCTGTCTTATGGCACGGCTTCCCTATCACAACAGTAGGATCAATATCCTCTTCAAAGACAACATGGATATTGGGCCTTAGATTACGCTCAACAAGCCAACGGTGCATGCAATTTATTGAGAAGAGCGTGCTTTTCTTCTTGTTGGCCATAAGCTGCCAAATGCGTGGATAATATTTTTCAACGCTGGGGGCACCGCCAACAATTACAGCCCTTCCTGAGTGTTCGGGAAATTGCCTAAGATGCAAAATTGGAAGTTTTGATGCAGCAACCAGATTGTCAAATATATCGTCTGGTAATTTGGATGCTGCATTTATCTTAAAGAATCTTACAGGCTGAACTTCACTCATATTGATCTGGGTAAGTTTCTTTGTGAATATAACGAAGCAAGGTATCCCCATAGACTCTTAATGAAAAGTGTTGATGGTTCTGCTCACAATAGATTTTGAACTCTTCTGCCTGAAGAGCTAGATACCCCAAAGTTCTAAAACGTCTTACCTGCCCAGTGGTGAGGGACCTAGCGTAAACAAACATCCCATCCACTTTTGCATCCATAACAGTCTGGTAGCCGTCAACATGAGTTCCCTCTTCTTCAGGAAAGCTACTGTCACAACCAAAAAGGTCAAAATGCCTGTACCCGAGGTACAGAGCAATGGACATTGTGCGTGTGAAGGTGCTGATCCCTCCACCTACATGCTCAGAACTTTGAAACAGTTCCTCAGCGACCACCCTTTCAGGATCAGAATTTGGTGGTGAGTGCCATAAGACACGCTTTTTTCCTGCAAGCATGTCGAATGTTTTTTCGTGACAGTGGGAACAGATGAAATAGGTAACATCTGGATGAGCCGATTCCAGAACAGTGTCAGGCTCTGCGTCTATTTCAAAAAAGACGCATCCCCTAGGCGTTATGCCGTTTTGTAACAACCACGTGTGCGTCCAATTTACTGCAAAAACAGCATTGTTCTTATCGGCAGCTAAAGATCGTATTGTTTCAATCTCACCTTTTATGGAAGGGCCACCTCCAACAATTACAGCCCTTCCTAACCGTGGAACTTGACGCTTGGTTAGTTCTGGTAAGCCGAGCGTGGCTGCATAACGCATGTGACTTGCAGCATCATGCGTTTGATCCCTCTCAACACCATCAGCTCCATCTGGCCTTTTCAGCTTAAATTTTATTGGATGCTTAACTGGATCTTCACCAGTTTCATCATAAACGGTTATTGGAGGAAGATTTGCCGACTCACCAGCATAAAGATTTGGTACTTCAGCAACCATTTCAATTACCACCCCTTATCCAGATAGCAGCAGCCATTTTTCCCTCTTGTTAGAGGGAAGGGATTTCTCCCTTCCCTTCGTCGTGTTTAGAACGAAAACACAGGTAAGGACAGAGTAGCAAACGTCAAGGACGTCAGCACTATGGTTCGGGGGCTGTTAAGGTTGACAACTGGGCCAACCGTGTAGCCATTGGACGCTGTAGCACCAGCACCGGGTACAATAGATGACGGAATGCTAACCGTCAGTGAGTTGATGCAGATGATGCCTGCAAGAGCAGCTGCTGTAGAAGAGCTGGTTGTGACCGAAGTTAGCACACCGGCAGTGGCCGACGTATAGAGAGCAACACCACCAGCGTTGCTGGCCAAGCCAGCAGAGGTAGTAGCAGGCAGATATTGGCCTTTCGTGCACGCCCAAAAGTACGCACCTGCAGGGATGTACGTCACTGATTGACGCAGAACAAGGCCGGTAGAGGCAAGTCCAACCCCCAAAGAACTTACTACGTTCGTATTGGTTATGGAGTTTGCCTGATAGGAACCACCACCAGTAGAACCCATATTAAGCATTACAAAGTCAGTAGGGTTAATGGTAGTAGAAGCTTGAACGAAGACAAACTCAGAACCATCACTTCCGAAGGCACGGGTACCAACAAGAAACGGTGGTGCGGGGTATTCAGGCGTCACAGACGCCGAAACGGCGTAGTAGACAGTAGGGTCTACGCCCACGTTATTTACGGTTTGATAGAAGACAGGCTGAGCCATATGGCACCTTTTGATTGAATGTCGATTTTTTACGCCAGTTCAACGGTGCCGCAGCAAGAATTGGTTTCCAAGCTTGAGCACGTGGAATTTAGCAGAAAGATGTAAGTGGTCAAGTCACGATGTGGACTTGTTCAGTGTTAAGGCATCCTCTAGTTTCATGCCAGATCTAAAAATTCTATTCCTTAAGGTTGAAAGTGCCATGTGGTATTGTTCAGCCCATCGACTTATTGATTGTGTCTTGCCAAAGGCAGTTAACATAACCCTACCATTTCTAGGCCCGGCTTTCCCCCTAGGCAAAGCATTTTCACTTAACGCTACCTCGAGGCTCATTTTGTCTCTAACCAAGCGTTGTTTCAACCTCGAGCGCTTAATCCCTGCTAGCTCCGCTATTTCTGTAATTGAACGCATTTTTCCTTTATATTCAAATTTATGCAAGTTATGCCTAGTCTCAACCCTCTTTCTCTTAACGCCGTTAACGTCACCTTTATAACGGCTGTAGGATGGAGCGAAAAGTTCATCACCAAGCATTCCTGCATGATAACGCCTACGTAAAAGGTCTCGAGGCATTCCCTTTTCGTCAGCCCATTCAACAAGGGGTTTGCATATTCCATTATGCGTTATAAACAATGTGTTGCTTTTGTTTTTCTGTTGTTCTGAGCCAGTTGCCCAACGGCAATTCCCAGGTTCATAATTTCCAAACTTGTTTGGATGCCTATCTATTGAGGTTCCTGGCGGTCTCTCACCCATATCAGCATAAAATTTAGAAAACTCAAACCAGCTTTCATGAACCTTAATACCACAACCACCCCATTTTGGATAATCTGGTGAGTTTGGATTATTGCAGCGCTGAAGCATTGATTCCCAAGATTTGAATGTTGGCGTGCCAGACATTCCATGCGAAGTATTAGAAAAGCAACCAGATCGTAAGTTATTGAAACCATTTTCAACGGAGTTGAAATGTTTAATCCACCAATACTCTCTATGCACCAAATCCTTTATTGGGCACAATTCCAACAACTCAAACTTGAAATTATTTTCACCATGTAAAAACCAAGCATCTTGAAGTTTCTTGTTTTTATGAACACCGCGCTCAAGTTTTGAAAAGTGACTTTTCGTTCGTTTCTCCCAATTTACAGCATATCCAACATAGCGCTGGTTTGTTGGTATGCAAACTATGGCATAAATGCCTGATCCAGCCATTGTAAGTTTTACTCCGTTAGTGATTAGGCCCAATACATAATAGGCTTCACTAACGGAGTAAAAACATTTGTTGGTGTCTTTACGACACTAAGATCCCCTGAAGAACATTCTGTTACCGTGCAAGCTCTTTATCCTGCACTTCTGCGTATTGCTACACAGATCGGACTATTTCATCACCTTTCGGTGCCGGGCGCTCGTGGGTCCATTATTGTTGGGACTCAGGACCTAGTCTCTAGAGGTTCTGGCAAACCATGCCCTTGCCAGCTTCCTACGGAGTTGCCCCATAAGGGTTTTCTCCGTTTCACCCAGTTTTCCTCAATTTAGATATTGAGGGCGCTTCTCAGTTAACGCATTGCTCAGGGTCATATTCCCAGCCCATCCTATCAATCTTACCATCGCGTCTTGGTTGCATTTTTGTTACCGTGACAACTCTTTATTTGCCACTTCTGCACATTGCTGCACAGTTCAGACTATATCTTCACCTACTAGAGGTGTTGGGCGCTCGTGGGTATTTCGTCCGGTCTGGATTACTCTACCTAGTCGTTGAACCTTCTGCTTATTCCTAAGCAGCTTGGCTGCTGATTGCCCCAGTGGGGTGTTCCAGCAATTCACCCAATTTTCAATGCAAAGTCGCCTTTGCATGCGGCCAACTATTAACCGAGAAGCGGTCTGGATCAAGAGGGACCATGTTGCGGCGGCTATGAGGGCGCCAGTGGATGTACTTCGTATTGCAATCTGTTACCGACTTGACATACTTATAAGTGATAAGTACATTAGCCGAGTTGGTCATTTCTGCCAACTTCTCTACATTCCTGTAGAGTTCAGAACATATCTTCTCTTCCGAGGACAGCACATGTTCGTTACACACGCCCAGCAGTTTGTCTCTGCTTGCTTGGCTCGGGGTCGCCCTTCCGCACTCATTTAGAGCCGGGCATCGGGTTTTCTCCGAATTCGCTGCCATTCTGTTAACCCCTGACGGAGTTGAGTCTTGGATGATCGTTACGTTGCTGGCTTGTTTGACGGCGAAGGCTTTGCTCGAATCTTCAAAAAGGTTCGCAAAGGCCATGTGGGCTATTACCCCGCTGTTGGAATTGGCATGACACACTATCCCATCATAAAGATGCTTTATGATGAATTTGGCGGTCATTTGAACCAAAACCGACATGACTTGCGAAACCCTAAGAATCGTATCCAGTTTTGTTGGGGCATTCACAACCAAGGCGTTGCCCCTTTCCTTCGACGCATACAACCCTATGTGATCGTAAAACGTGAAGAGGTAGATTTAGTTCTAGCCCTTCGTGACCACATTGACCAACACCCCTATAACTTTCCAGGTCGAGGTGATGGTAGCAACCGCAAGGACCGAGATTTAATCCTTGCTTATCGAGAAGAGCTTTATTTGAAGTGTAAAGCTCTCAAGAAACGATCATACCCTCCGCTTACTGATTAACAGCCCCATGAGTTAGTGAATCGTCACCGACTCGTTAAGGAAATACATCGTCGAACTTGGCGCACCGCCAACAGCAGACGAGCTAGTAGAAACCTGGGAAGGCAGCGGATCAGTGCTGAATCCCTGGAAGCCACCATCCAGCACCACATCGGCCGTAATATACTTGAGGCTCTGGAAGCCAGCCTCAGCCATATCAGGAGCCGAAGAAGTCTGGGTAACGCGCTGAATGGCCTGGAGGGCATTCAGGTAGTAGCGGTAGCAGACGTTGTCTGCGATGATCAGATCAGGCGAATCACGGCCGCGGATCAGCTGAACCCACAGAGCATCCATCATTTGGATGATGGTAGCCGAGCTGAGGGTAGTGCTGCCGTTCGTGCTGGCTGACCAAGATTGGTTCTGCCAGAAAGACCACTGCGAGCGGTCAATGCCGCCAACAACACCTGAGGTCGGGGAGCTGGAAACAAGCAACTGGAGGCCGCCGACTGAGTTGGCCACAGTACCGTCGCCGTACACCCCTTGCGAAAGACCGTTCATGACAATTTGTTACTCTTAAGTTTCAACTTAAGGGGTTGGTCATTTCTGCCAACCTCTGCATGTTCCCATGCAGATCAGAGCACATCTTCCCTTCCGGGGCTGGTCCATGCTCGTTACACACGCCCAGGAACTTGTAAGTTCCTTGCTTGGCTCGGTATTACCCTTCCGCATCAACTCTAGACCGGGCATTGGGTTTCCACCGAATTCACCAGCATTCCATCTGCGTCCTTTTAACTACGCAGCGGCCCTCAAATCGAAGGTGTCTTCCGCATTCATTATCCGACTCTCCAGCAAGTCGATTATGGCTTCCTCTCCACTGTTCTGGAGTTCCTCTAGGCCAGAGATAGAGACAGCCACCGCTGCTTGACGGATCGGGTACTCAGCCGCAGAGAAGACCTGCGACGGGCTGATATTCAAGGATTGATATCCTGAATACCATTGGAAGGTTTGATTGTTCGCATAATTTCTAGTTGTTACTGACTGTCCTTACAGCCGGGCTGATCATTTCTGTCAGCCTCTGCATGTTCCCATGCAGAACAGATCATATCTTCCCTTCCGGGGCTGGTTCATGATCGTTACACACGCCCGGCAGCATAAAACTGCCTGCTTGGCTCGGGGTTGCCCTTCCGCACCTTTCGGCCGGGCATTGGGTTTTCTCCGAATTCACCAGCATATCATAGTATCCTGAAGCCGTAAGCTCTTACTATACTATGAGCCCATTACAAGCTCTTGAACAATCGTACGCCCACCTGAGAACGTCTTTAGGTTCTTAGTTGTTACCGTGACGGCTCTTTATCCATCACTTCAGCAGCTTCTTTATTTGCTGCTGGTCGGACTATCTCTTTGTTAGTACTCGAATACTTCAAGCCTGCTTCACATTTTGCTTTGAATTCAGGATCATTTTCTCTGCGCATATGAGCAATCTTACTTGCAACACGCAAAGCTTTTAATCCTTCTTCAGTCTTGGCACGCTCCTTCATAGTTTTACTTGTCTTTTCACTAATCCGAGCACGCCATTCTGGGTCTAACCGCTTTTTAGCTAAAGCTTCTCTAGCCTTTAGGCCATCGCGCAGCTTTCTTTCCCTAAAGGCATCGTCTTGCCATTTTGTAAGTATGCCTGCATGCCTATTCTTTCTGGTTTTCTTGTCCTTCCAGGAAGTACGGCTTACCTGTGACATCCTTTCACTTGGCAGAACTTGTTCAACAGGGAACGCTATATTAAACCCATTTTTACCAGTAGCTTGAAGCTTCGTTATCCATTCCTGTTCTACTTTGAAGCGCTCTTCAGCAACACACTGTTGTACCACCGTGAAAGTAAAGGAATTAGAGCCATGCAAACCCCAAGCCCTTTGGAGATGAACATTACGATGGGTACCTTTGCTAAGCAAGTTTTTGTGAGACTTGATTCTAGCCAGTGGCTTTACTGAAGATCCAACATAAACTCTACCTGTTGGCACACACTCTATAACATAGATACCAGGAACTTCATCCATACTAACACCCAGCGCTCGTGGGTAACACCCTTTCGGGGCTACCTAGTCTCTACACCTTATGCAACCCTTTAGTGACTGTAATCACTATACGTTTGCATCTTGGCTCGGTATTAGCATCTCAGCCTTCACCGAATTCACTGGGTTACGTGGCAACCTTAGGTACAACTTCTACCACGTTTAGTAAGCCTAAGCAACGCAGCGTTGTTACGGCTCATATTATCTGCGAGCTCGCCTGTGCGATTTCGCAGCGTAGTCGTAACGATTTCTGATAGGTTAGGAAAAGCCATGGTTACTCCTTTCGGTTTCCTAGCCCGGTTTGGAGTAGCACCACCCTTTGTGTGGTTCGCTTGGCACACTTGTTCTGGCCACAGCTACTGACACGTCGTAAGTGACATTGCCACGCTGCAGTTCCTTTACCCCTGTGAGGGTCCTCACGAACTGCTATGAGGTTATCTTTATTCCTTTGGACGTAACTGAAACTGTTCCATCACTGACTATGGGCCAGATCAGTGTTCCTTTAATTCTGTCTAGCTCAGTCTTAACGTGAATGCAATAGGAACGCGGCTCTAGAAGATGAGGCTTGTAGGCCCCAAGCATTAGAGCCAGTTCCCTTTTGCATTTAAGTTTTATGGCTGTCCTGAAGACATTCATTTATTCGCCGCGCACCTCTGCGATGGCATCAGCTAAGGATTCGCGAACGCTCTTTCGCTGTGGCCTGCGTGACTGGTTTGGATTAACTGGGGAGCCTGGGGCGCTAGGACCAAGGCCACCGGAGGCGCGGCGGGCTTTGTCAGCAGCTTCTTTCTGTGCTTTACGCTCAGCATCCTGCTTAGCCTTCAGTTCGGCTGCACGCTTAGCCTCTATGTCAGCCATTACTTGCTGTCTGACTTCAGGAAGCGCCCACAAAGCCATATCATATGCCTTGTCTAGATCAGCAGCGCCATTTGGCAGTGGTGGCACCTGACCAGACTCCAGCAGATGGCCCATCATAACACGAACTTTTTCAAAGTGTGGCTTATTGGCTGACCACACATCTAGAGTCTCCTGAACCCTGGCCTGATTCTGCTGAGCAAACATATTTTCGAGGCCGCCTATTTTCTTTGAGACAGCATCGGTCAGGCCAGCAACGCGCTGTTCCAGCTGGTTGATGTATTGTAGGTAGGCAGGCGGTACTTCTTGCTCACCTTCGGGCTGCTGCTGTTGCTGCTGTCCACCCAGCTGGTTGATAAATGGGATCAAACGCCTTGGGTCGTAGTTAAACGTCCTCATCAACGCAGGGAAGGCTTGGTCTGGGTTGCCGCCTAAGGCATCGAACCAGCCAAACAGCTGATTTACAGCCTGCGCAGGCGTCTTGTTGTACTGCTTAAAAAGTTCGTAGCGGGGTGACAGTACTTCTTCCAGATCCCTGTAATACGACTGAAGGGCGTGCACGCCCTTAGCCACATCCTCTTCACGCTTGAGAATGGCTGCTTGGGCATTTGTAGGGACTTTTGCCCATTCAGCTTTTGCCTCTTTTGCCCATGCCTCGGGTGGGTTTGTAGCAGGTTTCGCTTCCTGCTCCTGACCTTCCTGTTCGGCTTCTGGCTCTTCCTCAGCCTCCGGCGCAGCTGTCCCCTCCTGACGTGCTCGGCTTACATATTTCGCAGGCTTCTCTTGAGTTCGCTTGTTTACTTCAGCAACGCTGGTTTCTAGCTGCTTACGAAGCTTGCTACGACCACTGCCAGGGCCATCAGCAGGTTCTGGAATGCCTTGTTCCTGAATATTTTCAGCAATAGCGCCTTCTGGCAACCCTACATCTTGCTCAGCTCCAACCTCCATGTCGGGGCTGAAATACGGCTTATACTTGTCCACAAACAACATACTTATCTCCGCTTACCATTTCTGAGAGTGTAGATAGCTTTCTTTATGTCTTCGCGTCTTTTGCCACGATCTAGCTTTACTTTCTGCCGTGGCTTCAGCATATAGGCTGTTTCTGTTCCTACTTCTTCACATCCATTTGCCCTAGTTACCTCACGGAACTTGGCTTTTGATGTGTAGTAATTTCCATCCACCATATGCCTTGTTTCTGGCATGCAATCGCTGACAACATAAGGGGCGTCGCCAAATCTTTCAATTAAAGGTGGAGCTCGCTCTTTGTTTACAAGCCGACCGTTGCGTAAGACATAAGTTGACATGAACGCTACTGCTGTATGGGGTTTGGTTTAGGGGAATGGACGGGCTTCATAGCCTGTTGCTGCATCTTTTGGTTTGCCTGACGCTCCTGGAACATAGCATCACGCTCCTGCATAGCCATCTGTCGGTCCTGCATTTGAGCGTCACGCTGAGATTGACGTTCCTGCTGCACAGCTTGCTGCTGCTGCATTTGTTCGTCATGCGCCATAGCACGGTCTTGCTGCTCAATCTCCTGTTGACCCTGTCTGGTCTGATGCTGAGCCTTAAACATTTCCATCTGCATCTTCATTTCAAGAAGTTGCTTCTCCATCATTTTCATTTGTATGTCAATTTGTTTAGACATATATTCCATTTGGGCGTTTTGCTTCTCACCCTCATTTTCTAGGCGTTGTCGTTCAACTTCAGCAGCCGATTCTTGCTGCTGGTTCTCACGATCAGCCTTAATCTTCTCAATATCGGCCTGTGCCTTGATCTGAGCAACCTGAGATTGGCTTTCGGCCTTCTTTGCATCGGCCTGAGCCTTAATCATGTCCGGATTCTGGGCAGTTGCAGCGTTTTCTTGCTTCTTTTTGGCTGCTCTTATGGCTTCATCAGTGAATTCTTCAATTGAAGCCTCAAGATCACGGCCTACACGGTAGCCCCTAACGCCAAATTGCAGCATTTTGCCCAAAAGTGGGATAGATTCGGGCATTACTGAGCCCATCTGCATTGCAGTCTCAAGAAATTTGGTTGTAGCAGTGATAAATTCTGTCCTATCTGCCTTCTCTTGGGCCGCATCTGGGAAAATTGTAGAATCTACTTCAATATCTACGCGAAATCCGCGAAGTTTTTCATCTCTAAGTAGTTCTATAGCGTTGCCAATCCGCTCAAAGGCCTTCATTTTTGCCATAATCTCAGGCGGCATCTGCTGCTGAGGTGGCAAAATCTGGCCATTTAGAGGCTGCTGCCCGCCCATTGGCGGCTGCATCCCCTGTGGAGGGCCAGACGGCGGCATTTGAGGGGGCATTGGCCCCTGATTAGGAACCGGCTGGGGCTGAGGAAACATTTGGCTGAGCCTGTGATGACAGAAGACCAAGCGGTTTCTGTCCCTGTGGCGGCATTTGCTGCTGTTCTGGCGGCTGCAATTCTGTCAAATCAGGCATATCTTCAGGCCCAAGCCCTTCTTCGTAAAGGGCACCTGAGGCCTCAATTAGCGATTGAGGACTGAAATGACGACACATGATGTCCGCCATAATACGAACTATGTCTCTAGCAAACCTAGCTACTTCATTTTGTCGTGCAGTAATTCTAGTGCCTGTTGAATTTTGTTTAAGTCGCACCCCACCCAAAGTTTCACGCGCGTCACTAGTGCCACGCATAATATCGTTGATACCAGTAAGACGATCCATATCTTCAATAGCCAACTTCCTAACTGTAATAAGCTCATTTAGAACACCCATAATATCCTTGATGGGCATTAGGCTGATATTTCCAGCCACACCTTGACCCTCTTGAGCAAAAGCAGCCCAATCGTCAACTGGTATGAGTTCGTTCTCTAAGGATTCGTTAAAGACGCGCTTAATTTCTTTGGCTGCGGCATTATAGACACCAGCAACCTTACAAGCCTTTGCCAGCATAGCAATGCGTTGCGTTAATTCATCAATCTGAATTGCCTGATCCTGATACTGAATATAGTCAGGGACTGGTATCAAAGTGTTGTTGGTGGAATTAGCGAAGAGTGGTCGTGGAACTGGCCAAAAGTTTTCCAATTCTAGTGGGTCGTCTTTGCGATCACAAAGATAATCATAGCCCTCAGCCACCCAAAAAACCGCCATGTGGTCAATCGACCATATTTCGTAGATGATACCTTTGTCTTGGTCTGATGATACGACAACGCTTGCGTTTTGGGTTTTAGGACCACGGTCGTCACGCTGTAAGGGAATAGCACTGCCGATCCTCTTTCCAAACCGTTTCTTCATTTGGCTGCGCGACATGTAAACGCGCTTGCCAATAGCGGTAACTTCAGGCCATGTTCGCGCTTGAGCCGGAAAGGTTATGAAGTCTTTCCAGGGAATGTAATCTACAGGGGTAGATTCCCTGATAATTCTATCGCCTGTACTTTGAAGCTTTTCTTCATTAGCTTGTTCATGTGGCTCATGAGCCTCACCCTCTTCATTGTAATCTTCTTGCTTTCCTTCCTCAGATGCAGGACCGTCATCATGATCTTCATCGTCATCATTTTTGCCAACGGCTCTTTGGCCTATTTTGGCGTCAATATCAGTTTCCTGCTCAACAGGAAGTGAAATACTTTCTGAAAATTCAGGCTCATAGCGTACCCAAACCACACCACGACCAGGAAGAAGATAGTCATCAACGGCCCTGCTTAGTGAGTCCCCAAAGCCACAAACTTCTATCTCATTCCTTAGAGCACGCTCAAGCATTTGAGCAGCGCCCCGGCCAACCGGGTCTTTGTCTTTGAAACGCCGCTCACAAATTGGGATTGGCACCTTGCCAAACAAGGCGGGCTTAAGGATCTGAACATTGGACCATAGGGCGTTGTAGCGGCGCTGACCTTGCTCGTCACTGCGACTGCGTTCGTCCCTATAACGCTTTTCAATATCCTCACCACGTTTAACCCAACGTTTATTGTCGCCATTGTCCTTAATCATGGACAACTGTTCTATCCAGTGCTTGGCTAGCTTCCTGCTCTCTTCACCACCGTCTGGGCCTGCCAGCTCGTCAAGTTCAATGGCCATTTAGACTACCATCAACCCTTCGGGGCCAAATTCTGGTGTTTCGTTTGAAGAAAATAATTCTTCATGAAGACGCTCGCCTGCTTTTAACCCAGAATAAACAAATGTCCTTCCTTCTTCAGGATAAAGCTTATGAGCCAAACCAGAGATGTTAACTGGATCACCACAATCAACAATAAAGGTTTCCCCACCCTGAAAAGCAAGCATCGCTTTATAGGCAGCAAACACAGCCTTATCTATTGATATGAAATATCTTGTAGCTCTAGAATCAGTTATTGTTATCGGTTCACCCAATGCCGCTTGGCGTTTCCAAACATCAAAAACTGATCCACGCGAATCAAAAATATTACCAAAGCGGATTGATGCAAATTTGGTTACGAATGGTGGTTCGTTTTTTTCAGCCTTAAGCAATTTCTCCATAATAAACTTGGTTCCACCAAGGACTGAAATGGGGTTGACTGCCTTATCTGTAGATATTGCCAACACCTTTGACACCAATCGTTCTTTTGCTGTCCTTATTACGTTTTTAGTTCCAATCACGTTGGTTTGGACCGCTTCATAGGGATTTTCTTCACAAAGGGAAACATGCTTCATGGCTGCTACGTGAAAGCACTTATCTACTCCAGCCATTGCGTCTAATAGAGTGTCGTAAGATCTGATATCGCCCAGTATAAATTTGGTACTATCACCTATTTCTTGCCTAAGCCTATGCTGCTTATATTCATCACGGCTTAGAATAACTACTTCGTGTTGTTTTGAAATTAAATGCTTAACAATGGCTGATCCAATAGTTCCAGTTCCGCCAGTAACTAACACACGCATTTAATGTATCCTTAAGTTGCTACGCACGTTAACCCGCTGTTCGTTCGCCTCAAACATGTCCAAAAGGGTAACTGTACACTCCTCTGGGTTAGTAGAAAATACTTTCGGCCGTAAAGATTCAGGGTCTATGGCTCTTCCTGAGATCATCTTGTCAAGAATTTGACCTATCAAACCCAAACAGTCAACCTGGTCGTCGTTGCGGGCTGCTGGAAAGGTCATCAATTCACGTTTAAAGTCAGGAAACCATGGGGCGTGAATTGGAACGTATAGGCCGTCCTGAGCCATCCTACCCCTTATAGACTGTGCCCTGACTGCCTTGTCGCCCTTTGTTGGGAATTTAGCCCTTGCGATGTAAAGCTGACGTTCGCGTAGCCGTTTCTCAAGGAATGGCCCAATACTGGCTTTGATTTGCCCTGTTTCTTCAGCCCAGCCGATTGGCCGCCAGAAGGCCACCATGTCGCAAAAGGCTTCAATCCACTTATCTGGGCTAGCTTGACTGCGCCAAAGATCAAGGAGGTAGACACGGTGAGCAGGATCAACGCCCACAACAATGTGGACGGTATAGTTACCCTCATCTTGGGTCACCGCGTAGTCGCTAGCGCCATAAATGTTAAGGGTACGCCTGTCTGGCATCTTTTGATAGGGCTTAAGCCAGTCAGCCTGAAAGAAATCGCCTGTTTCTGGTGCTGGGCGCTGCTGATACAGTGCGTTCCACGTCCTAGTTTGACGCTTGAAAGTAGCAAAAAAATCTTTGCTAAACCATTCTGGCCAAAGAATTTCGCCGATTTCTCGGCCTAAAATGTCATCTTCACGTTCACATTCTGCAGGCAAACAGACAACGTACCAATCATTGCCGTCACGGCATTTTATCCAGCCAGATTCACCAGCATAGTTGAGGGGCAAAATTCGGCCTGCAAGGTCATCTTCGTGCCATCTTGTAGTTATTCCCACCTCAAAAGCCTGTGGCTTTTTACGGGTAAGGAGAGCATCTTGATACTCACTCCAGGTTTTTTCCCTGATGACTTCGGAGTCAGCAGCTTCACGGTTCTTTATTGGATCGTCCCAAATTATGCCGTCTGCGCGGTTACCTGAAATGCCGGTAGTGATGCCTTTTGCCATCCACTCACTACCATTTGTCAATGCCCATTCGTCTGCTGCTGCGGATTCTGGCGAAATTGTGCAATCAAAGATACGCTTAAACTTTGGTTGAGTGATTATGGACCTAGCTCGACGGCCTAGCTTCCTAGGCAGGTCACTGTCGTAACAAGCCAAAATTATTTGGCTTCTACGGAACCTGCCTAAAAAGTGTGTTGGAAATACAACTGACGTATAGGTTGATTTGGCCGATCCTGGCGGCATGAAGCCCATAAGACGTTTTATCTTACCGTCTTCCACCTGCTGCAAGCAATTGAGCCATAGCAAGTGGTGTGCCCCAAAATTCGTGGTTAGAGGAATAAACTCTTCGCGTTCCTCGTCAGAATCAGTGCTTTGTGGAGCTGTTGGGATCTCTATCGTACTCGCGTACGTCAGGAGGTCTGTCTTGGCTCGCTCGCGCTTCTCCATCTCCCCCTGCAATTGTCTCAATTCTATTGAGAGCCTTCTCAACTCTTCTCTGGAGTTCAGCTGCGCTGATGTCTGCTTCTTTGCCATTAGCGTCTACGTTTGCGTTGACGTTAGTCTGAGTAGCCTTGCCGTAGGCCCGATCAAGGATCGTGTTGATGGCTGATATCTTGTCACTAGGCCGCGTATCAGGGCTCAGCATAATGGCCTGAAGGCAGAGCATTGCCTCTTCAGCTGCCATCCTAGCCATATCCTGAATTTCACGTGCCTCGCGGGCAACAGTCTCCTGCAGCTTAACACGTTTGCGCATCTCGCGCTTTTTCTTCTGTTCCACAGAGAGTACCTTTATGCCTTTGGATTTTTGCACTCTAGTTTTCCATCCTTGATACATCGCGGACATTTTGGCTGCATGTGCCTCTGCTGAAAGGTTTTCAATTGTGGAAAGTTGGTTCCCTGGTACAAAATTGGAGCCGCCTTTGTGCTTCCCCTTCACATACATCCTAGGGTTTACAGCAAGCTTGGACCTAAAAGCTTGAGGTAGCTTTAGTTTCATTTCTTGCCAACCCTATGCGCCCCTTCATGACCGGACAATCGTAGATGGCCACTGCGTTGTCTTATACTATGGTTGAAACCATGTGGCTTAGGCTGGTGGAACTTGTTCTTTGGTACCAGCCCCCTAGTCATGCCGCCCTTCTCAGGAACCATACCGGGGCCATGAAGCCCAATCAGGACTAAGCCAACAGGATTTGTGCCTGCTATTTTCTTTGCAGGCACAGCTGGCGTTTGGCTGTAAAGGGCTTTTTTCTTGGCCATTAGTACTTCTTCTTACCGCCAACCCGGTGAGCACCAGAATGACCAGACATGCGCAGTTTACCATCCTTGTGATGTCCTGCTGAGCGGAAGATGTCGGGGGTCTTCAGCGACACTTTGCCAAAGATCTGGCTGTCACCACTGCGGGGCAAACCACGAAGATTAGGCCCTTTTTGGCCAGTGCCAATCGGGTGGCCTTGCGGCTGCTTGTCGTGGCCTTCGCCGCACTCACCAATTAGGGATGAGCCACGCTTTTCGGTACCAACGTAAGCTTTCACACTTTCCTTACCGTAGCCCATTTACTTACCCTTTCCTCTTTTATGACCGTATTTCTTGCCTGCGTCGGCGTTGTGAAATTCCTTAGCCACTTTGACTGGAATGTCAGCAGCGTTGCCCTTAGGTTTCCAACCATGAGCAATAGCAGACATCGTTTTCGCTTGCTTTACACTTTTTGATGGCATTTCTTAAGCTCCATGCATTAACCCACCACCACCCATCCCATGAAATCCAACAAAATGAATTCGACTTAGGGCATCAGGTGACTGAGCGCAGGCACCACCCATCCAGAATGCAAACATCGATCGGCAATCACCCTGAACAACACCGCTCGGTGAGAAACCCATCAATGGTGTTTGCATTAATGCAAAATTTCCAAGCATCTAAACCGCGCCCTTCCGAACGTGCATAACCACAGGCACCTTGCGCACGTTCAGCGTCTGGTCACGCCAGAAGGCATCATTGCTGAAGCGATTGAACAACGCCGGAGGCAGAATGGTCTCTCGCTCACGCCACACAACCGGCCCTTCGACCTTGTGCAGCCCTGGCGTACCGAGCAGCGCGTCAAAGTCGTCTGCCTCATAGCTCACGTTCGTGAAATCGTGGTCGAATGCGGGCTCGCCGATATGCTCGTAGATGTGCCTGACGACCGCGGCCGGATCGCGCGCCAGCGCCTCATATTCAACGAGCATCAAACGCGAAGCATGTTTTCCGAAGAATGCCTCTTTCACGGCATTGAGCGCAAACCCGACCATGCCGTTCGCCGATGCCAGCCCGTCAGCCCGAGAGAAAACAGTGCCCCCCGGATTGAACCCGAAGATGCCCGACAGCTCGAGCGGATTCTTGGTCAATATCCGCTCGATCGAATCCATGATCCACGATACGTCGCGCACACAGCAGATCACCTTGGCGTCCGGTAACAAGGAAGCGATTAACGGCAGCTTGGAGCACCATGCGCGGCTGGTGTCGAAGATGACTTCCTCAGTGAAGCCCTCGTAGAAATTGCGAAACACACCCGAGAGAATGCGCTGCTTCTGATCGGAACTGATGAACTCCGCCCCCTCATTCCCGCGCGAGAGGGCTTGCTGCACTTTCATCACGACGCCAGAGAGCGGCGATGACATGCCCGCATGAAACCGCGGATTCTGCCGCAGAATGGCTGCAAGCAGCGTGGAGCCGGACCGCGGCAGCCCGGAAATGAAGTGCATCAATTCTGCCACCTGACCATGGCGCCGCCGTCTTCTGTAAGCCGGAACTGGTAACGCCCAATCGGGGGAAGGCCCTGGACGACCTCGCGCAAATACTCGTCGACCTGATCGCGGGTCGCACCAAACGTCAGCCCGATGAATTTTGCCGGAGAGCCGGGGCCGGAACCGTGATTAATCGCCGCATCGGTTGGTTGCAATATCGACATGTGGGACTGGATCCATTCCAGAATCTCTTCCCGGCTAAACTTGATTTCGGTAAACGACGTCGTCGCCGTCTTTGGCATGCGATCCTCACGTTATATTGATGACGCCTGAATTGTTCCACAAGGCATTAGAGGGGAGTCCGGCGCTTGATATCGGCAGGTTCTTAACGATGATGTTGGATGTATTTCCATCTTTGTTGATGTAGATGCTCGCGGGCGATGAACCGCCAGTAGCCGAGCCTACATCAAGATAGAGGTGCCCCGCTTGACCCGATCCGGCGCTCGGCCCTGTTGACAGTTTAGAGTGGCCCCCATTTGCATAACTGGCACTTCCGCCCCTTATGTAGACGTCGCCCCCAATAGCACCATTGTTGCCGCTTCCGCCCTTCAACACGAAGCCCCCTGCAAAATACCCTCCACCAGCACCATTCCCGCCATATAAATTAAATGATCCACCAGAGCCCGGATTCCCGCTCGCCCCACCACGCATCGTCAAACTTCCGCCCGTTTTATAAAACCCAGGGCCCATCTGTGTGTAAGATCCAAGTCCATAGGAGCCATTGCCGCCTTTAACTCGAACGGTTCCTCCTGCGGAGGTTCCTTTTCCATATCCGCCAGCAAGAACCACATAGCCGCCAGCACCCTCGGCACCGTAACCATTGCCGGAGTAAATTCGCAAATCCGCAGCGGTTTCATAATCCGCGCTGCCGTCGCCCGATCGGATGTTCACATAGCCGTAAGGCGCACCGCCTTGAATATACATGCGGCCCGCATAAGCTCCATTATGCCCATCTCCGGTTTTGATGAGCAGCTTGCCCCCATAGTAGCCCGAATAGAAACAATCACCGGAGATCAGCGATACTTGTCCTCCAGCTCCGACCCCATCACCATTCCCGCTTCTGACCGTCACGTCCTGCCCTGGATTGCCGGAGCCTCCAGCAGCATTCTTGCCGATCATACGGGCGTCGTTAGTCCAAGTAGAATCCGCGCCTCGAAAGCACAGGACTTGGCCGTCGCTCGGAGATGAAATATCAGCGGGAATGAGCTGCTCAGCAAGCGCCGATAAGAGCACTTGTGGTGCAGCGCTGAAATCAACCTTGGCGCCGCCAGCACTGGAAAACAGAATGGTCGTTCGTGCAAGCGTTGTAGTGGACGCGGTATAAGTAGCAACGCCAACCTCCCACTGGCTTAGATCGCTCGATTGCGCGGCATAACCATAGGTCTTTCCATCCACCGCACTCGCCTGTGCTGGCGTCATATAGCCCTGCACGGCAGCTGAAACGACAAAGTCGCCCAGGCCCCCGGCTGTCGGAGTGAATATGCAGCGATCTATAAAAGACATTTTAAGGACCTGCTGGATCGTTAGAGATTATTGGTACAGCAGATGGATCAGTGCCAACAGTTGCAGTCCAAGACGTTGTGCTATCGTCCTCTTTGTAAACAGTTAATGTAGATGTAACAATAGTCCACTTATTTCGAAGGAAACGAAGAGCTTGTCGTACCGTTCGAACGGTTGAAGAACCAGAATCGGCCCCTACTGACATATCTCGATTTAGAAAAGCATCTGCAGTAGAATTCCTTTCAGAAGATGTTAAGGCCATTGCATCGCCGGGGGCAGCGCGTGTAGAAACAGCAGTATCAAGACGAGATAAACCAAGGGATGTTGCATCGTCAGGGTTATAAGCTACCAATTGCACCTCAATCGGTAATGGCGCCATGTTGGTTGCGCCTTTTAGATGGAAGGCACAGGACTTAGCCCCAGAAGCTAGTGCCGCATTTGGCGGACAGAATTGATACCATCCTGGCATATTCGTAGAATCGATCTCTTTAAATCCTGATGACGTAAACGTGCCAACTGTCATTGTGACAAGAGTAATCGCAGTAGCTGTTGTATCGGTATCTCGGTGATAATAGGCAGTCAAACCTGAAGAATTAAACACAAGTCCAGTTAGGCCAGCCCCAGTCGTGCTTGAAGAATCCTGAATAAAAATTTGAGTTATATAAGATGTAGCCCCAAGAGGAACATTAAGTTTCATTGCGCAGCCCCAGCAAGACTAGGGTTACGAACAAGACCGCCACTGCTTAGTTCGTTGGCATAGACACCAGGGGCCAGAATTTCAGACTTTGAAACTGTAACGCCGTTTATTGCAGGGCGCGGATCAATGTAATAAGTGCTGCTCACCTTCGCTACTTTGATTGTAATGTTGAGCGGCCCTTTCATTCTAGGTGTGAACGAAGGCACCACAATCTTGAACCCATTCCCAGCACCGCCGCCACCCCACGTAGAGCCGTCAGAGGAATTATTTGTCGTAGTAGATGGAGCTAGGTTATTGCTCTTGGTCGTAGTTACAAATGAGCCCAGCGGCGTTGACGCCGATCCGAGGTATTCCACCTCTACCCAGATGTCATCGTTGTTCGGCACACCTCCGCCTGTCGTGGTGCCGTAGAACGTCAGCGTGGTGATGGCTGATGTGGAGTCGTTCCAGATGGTGATGGGCTGGGATTCGAATGGACCAACCCATTTAGCACTGGTAGTTGTTACGATTTTCCAGCTAATTGGTGTTGTTCCGTCAGTGGCCCCGCCAGTTCTAACAATCGTTGTCTCAACTGTCTGAATTGCTTGGAGCCAATACCTCTCATCTCGGTAATTCGTTGCCCCGCTGTCACACCTTACGAGATCTGCATATCGCCCAGGACCTGAGATTGTGCCCGCCACTGTCACGGAGGCACCTAATTTGCAATCGATAAGTCTAGCGAACCCGCTAACTGATCCAGCACCGTAGATCGTTTTGCCGGAACCCAAAGCGCTCAAATCAACACCAATCATAATGAGGTTCAGGTCCGTATTCCCGCCTGAAATTAGATTCGTTGGTAACGTCGCTCCGGTAATGGCAGACGGTGTATTTCTCCATACGGTTGGTCCAGCGACTGCTATCGTAGACCCTGATGCAGATACCTGATACGTTGTATTATTCAATGTAACCTGAGCATTGGTTCGCCCCAACTGCAATTGGCCGCCAGAAGTTCCACCAAGACGCAAAGCGCAAGAATCATATATTTGTTGAGATGTATTCGTATTGTTGACTACGAAATTTACTGAGTTAGCCCCGCTACCGGACGAAAAGATTATCCCGTAAAAATACCCGATTCCGTTAACCGAAAGGATGTTGTTGCCCGTTGTTGATACTTGAGCAGTTGTTCTTAAATCTGCAGATACTGGCGGGACAGTTCCGTTATGATCGACACAATAGAAAAAGCAGAAACTAGTAAGTGACCCCGGCGACGTAATTGTCACCACACCAGCAGTCGATTCATTGTGATCCTCCGACACGTAGAAAATATCGCCAGCCGCCTTGCCCGATACGGCCGCCGTCAGCGTCGTATAGGCATTGGCCCAATCAGCCCCCGTGCCAGCACCGGCAGCACCTGATCGGACGTAATAGCTAGCCATCTATTGCCCTGCCGTTGAGTAGACGAGACTGATCGTCGCCTGTGATCCGGTTGCCATCACTGCCGCGATGTTGGTCGCAATCTCCTGCGCCGTAATGTCCGCCGCGAGCTGCACGGCATAGGCTGCGAGTGCCGCATTAAGGTCGTCCGCCGCGCCCACCAGATAGGTCCGCAACCATTTGACCCCGATCTGGTCGGTATGCTGCTCACGCACCCAGTGGCGGCCGTCGGCTTGGACGTAAGTTGAGAGTATGATGGAGGCTACAATGCTCATTTATCTTTATTGATAGCAGCCAGCACAGCTGCAATCCTCTTTTCATAATCAGCCTTTAACGCCATAGCTTCTGCTAATAGCTTTTTTTGATTAACATCCTGTAAATTCAAAGCTTGAACCTTTGACTGAAGATCGTTGTTGATAGAATCAATTCGTTTTGTTTCATTAGCTTTGTACTTTTCAAAGTCAGCAATCTTAGCCTGTATCTCTTTTTCTTTGTCTGAAATCTTTGCAGCTTCTTGCTGAAGTGCTTTCTTTACATCGGCTGATGCTTTTTCAGCCTCAGCCTTAATCTGAGATTCTTTTTGCTTTAAGCTCTCAAGATAGGAGAGCAGATAAGCTTCTTTTGCATCGAGATTGGTTTTCCTTACTTCTAGTTCTGCAGCCCTAGCCTGAGCCTCAATTGCTACTTTCTCAGCTAGATCAATTTTACGTTGAGCCGCATCGGCCGCTGCTTTGGCATCTTCCTGTGCTTTGTTTGCCTGATTGAGTGCCTCAGTGATTTCATCGAATCTCTTTTTATATTCGTTGTCATCACCAAGCATCTTAAGGATAGCAAAAGCACCACTTGCGTCTGCAGCTGTAGTAGATGTTAGCATCATGGCCAATTTGCCTCTTAGGTATTCGTAATGACAGCTACTTTATAGCTCTTACCCTCAGGTACTGCAAAGTATTCTGTCTGCCCTGCTGCCATTCGAGCTTTTGTAGCATCTGCTGTTGGGCTGGTACCAAACTCAATAGAACAGATTGCATCGGTGTGCAGGCGAACAAGGCGTGTGCCATTATTGAATGCAGAAGAAGCCGTAGAAGCGCCGCCAATAGAAACTGTCTGTTCGGCTACTGGCGGCTGAAAAGCTGCAGCGCCACCGACAGCATGGATATTAAGGACAGCAGAAAACTCAGTGACGTACAAAGTTGCCATGAATTAGCCCTTCTTACGGAGCTTGGCCAGCACAGCACCAGCTACGCGCTTACCAGCTTCGGCTGAGCCATACTTCTTGCCAGCGCTTTCAGCAATTTTCGAAAAGTTCTTCCCAGGCTTTCCAATGTCTTTGCCTGCAGCAGCCGCCTTAGCCGAGTAGCTCTTCTTAGCCATTAGATCAACCTTTCAGGATTGTGATTTTCGTAGCAAAAGGCCCTTTTGGGCCTTTACTGGTTACAAAGCTGACTTTATTCCCCTCTTCCAGAGGGCTGTCTATCCCGGACAGCCTGAGTTGCTTAGCGTGAATGAAGATGTCAAATCCATTGCCATTAGGCGTAACAAAGCCATAGCCTTTTTCTTTGTTGAACCACTTAACAACCCCCTGTACTAAAACATCTTCACTCACAATAAAGCCCTCAAGCTACCGCAGTCCAGGGATTTACCTAGACTGCCTACTGTTGTGGATCACAAACCCATTAAGCTGCCACCAGCAGCTTTTCGTCCAGTTCTACGCGAACGTGCCCACCCAGCAGCTGGGCTAGGACACGACAACGGTCCTTAGCAGTCATCCCCTCATAGATCAACAGGTGGCCAGCCAAAGCACCTTCTGTTGCCTTGACCTTGTCGCCGTTCTGGAATTTAGGAGGGAGTGGCGAAAGCTGAATGAGGCCATTCACCCCTTCACGCTTTCTCAAATTGTCTAGTTCTGACCCCGGTAGAATTAGGGGTCCATCATTTCCTAATAGCACTTTTGAAATACCCCTTGTCCCTGTTAATGGATACCAAATTTGTGAAATAAGAACAAAAAGATAGCGAGGAAACAGACTGCAAACAACATCCTTTTTGTTAGGTCTTTTTTGACTGAAACGAGGCCAATAATACTGGAAGCCCTGACGCGAAAGATTTTCGCAGGCTATGTGCTCCTGATTTGGCTTCGTTAAGGCTACGATCCAGGGCATTGGGGCACTTGGTTCAGCAAGGAACTTGCTGTAGATACAACATCTTATAGTTTTTTGTCAAATCCCCGTTGCTGCTTCAAGAAAGCAGGGGTTGGGTATACTGGTTAAAGCGGCGTGCACCCGTATACTCAAAAATCAGAAGCCACGCCACAACAGGAGGGGTTTATGATTAACTATCATTCTACATTCAATGGCGTTGACGTTGAGAACGGCGATCAGGTTGCTTTTGCCTGCTGCAGCAAACACTGGGAAATGATGCACGCTGCCATCTCAGACAGAGGAATGGGCCACTTAATCAGTAAGGGGCCTGCCGAAGCCGAGGCCATGGCCAAAAAAATTCAAGATGAAGGGCCTGAAGCGTTTACTGATCCGCTTATGGAATCCTTCACCAAAATGACTGTTGCGCTGATGGAAATGGTTGGCCCGGAGGACCTGTTGAGGATGTACGCACACGTAGAGCATAAACCAATATGCCCCATCTGCGCAGCAATGGTTGTGGGCAAAGAAGGTCATGCCAGCACTGAAAACCACTGGACCAACAACTTAGCAGATCACATGCTGACTGAATACAGGGAGCGTGGTTTAGTAACGAGGTTACAATGATGGGCCATAGAACCCGCTTAATAAGCGGAAGTGAATTTGATGCTTTGTGTAGGAAGGCAAAGCGCTGGCGCAGATGGCGTGCTGGCGTTCGTAAAGCAATAAAGCGAAAACATAACAGGAGGCAAAGACATGGGAATGCCCTACTTTCTGATAGGGAGCGGACTACTGATTGCCTGTACAGCCTACACCTACCTTAAATGGAAGGATACAGGCCAACCTGCTTGGCTGTGGGCAACAGGGCACTACTCTGGATTGCTGGTTGCCTATCTCGCCCTGGCTTTGAGCATATACCTGCGTTGAGTGAGGAAAAAATGAAGACAATTGTCTATGAAAATGTCGTTGACAAATCTGAGTGGCCACGCGGTGTGTGGGACCATGAGCCAGACAAGGTGCAATGGCAAGATGAAGATACTGGTTTGCCTTGCCTGATAGTGCGCAACCCTGTTGGGGCGCTCTGTGGCTATGTGGGGGTACCGGAGGGCCGCCCATGTCACGGTAAAGAGTATGACACTGTTGACGTAGAATGCCATGGCGGCCTTACGTTCGCTGGGCCTTGTCAGATACACCCCCCTGCTAAAGAGCACGGTATTTTGTCATGTGGTAGAAGAGGGTGAACCAGACAAAGTGTGGTGGTTAGGGTTTGACTGCGCTCACTGCGACGACGTTGCCCCAAAACTCTTTAGGTTTGAGGGCATACGCTCATACGCCTTTGCAGATGCCAAATACAGGACCTTTGAGTATGTAAAGGAGGAATGCAAGCAGCTGGCGCAACAGTTAGCTGGGCAGGCTTAGGCCACGCCTCTTCAAATAGTCATAGTTCGTTGCTATATGAGGGCGGTACTGGAGGACCCCCTCATGTCGCTTTTCGGACCCAGCGAATTTGAAGTTTTCGCAAAGCGACAATTCGCTGCAATAGAACGCCAACTGGAGAAGATGATGTCTGCCATTTCTGACTTTGCTGCCAAAATGAAAGCGTTCACTGATCGTCAGGACGCTGCTGTGGCTGGCCTGCAGCAGGACGTTCAGACCCTGAACGACAAGATCATCGCACTACAGAACAGCAACGGTGCCATCACACCGGAAGACCAGGCACTTCTAGATGATATCCAGAACCATGCGGGTGTAATCGCTGATAAGCTCGACGCACTTGATGCGATGACGCCGCCCCCGGCGCCAGCTGCCTAATCGCAAGATTAGCAACGAACTTGTTAAAGGTGGGCTATCATAGCCCACCTTTTTTATTGGGAGAAAAGGCTAATGACAGACGATGAAAAAAGAATAGCAGAAGCAGTAGAACGCTATCACCGGGCCGCTCACGCCATGCAATCAGGCGTAACAATGGACATGAACTACTGCCCCAGCGCCACAGAGCCAAAGCATCTAAGGGTAGGGGTCAACTCAGCCATGTCCGATACTGCCGGGTTAGCGGCCCTCTTGATTAAGAAAGGACTCATAACAGAAGCAGAATATACTGAAGCAATGGCAGATCAAATGGAGCTAGAGCAAAAGCGTTACGAAAAGCACCTGAGCAAACACCTGAATGGGCGTGAGGTAACGCTGAAATAGGAGAGAACAGAAATGCTTACCGAGACACAAATGGTACGGCGGGTATGCGACCGCCTACGTGACGAAGAAGATCCGCTATGGCAGCGTTATGCCAAACTCTTCATTGTAGAAACAATACGTGACGAAAACCACCGGGCTGGTTCCTGTACCTACAACAACCGTGGTCGCATGATAACCAGTCCTTACTTCTGGTACAAATCAGCGCCGCCAGACCCACGTGGTCAGATAGGTAAGCGCTTGCTCAAACGTGCCTACAAAAAGTTTCGTAACGAAAGGCAACCACCGAGCAAGCAGGCACAACGTCGCCTGCATAAAAAATCCCGCTGTTTTGTGAGTAGATGACATGTTGCAAGATCACCAGATAAGGAAAGTGCTGCTTGATCTAATGGAAGAAATAAAGAAGGAGCTAAATAACCCAGATCCAGAACACATCTTCACTGTGTATTTCAGTGGGAAGGCCAATGAGTGGATAAAGAAGCTAGAATTTCTAGCTGAGGAACTGGACCGATGAAATGGTGTAATACACATGAAAGACCAGCACATCTATGTGAAATAAGGGGCGGTATTATGCTGCCCTGCAGGATAGTGGATTTAACAGGGATTTTACAAATTGAATACAAAGACTTCAGTGAAGGGAAAAAAGCAATAGATGAATTCCTAAGTTCCAAACCAAGGAATGCCTGGGTACAGGTACTAGCGCCAGCAGGCTGGCGCTATGGGTTCCCAAAACCCTATAAGCCAGAACCAAATGAAGCTTTAGAACAAACCCTGCTAAGGGATGGCTACCCCCAAAGCCTTATAGATCAAGGTATGGCCAAACACTGCCGATTTATAGGCACTGACGAAGAGCTCAAAAACTTACCTGAAGACCCAGAAACTGAAATCAAACGACTGAGATCAGCCATCAAAACTGCCAAAATAGCCCTTGTCAGGGATGATGATGTTAAGACAGCAGCAAAAATCTTGATTGAAGCAGATGAAAAAGATAGTTAGGCCAGACCTATACCTGGGCCAGAACCAGGGCCTAACATCCATATCAACAAGGAGGTAGATCAATGGCTAAAAAGACAGTGAAGGGCATAGAATGCACATTAAGCAGTGGCACAAAGGTCTTTGTAGGCTTTAATCCAGAAGATGCTGCTCTCGCGCTGCATTGATGAGATTGCATCATGACTCGCTATCATCTGCGATGCCCAAAGTGCAACCGAGTCACGTCCTACGATTCGGATACAAAGCCTGAAGTGAAGTGCGGAGATTGCCTGTTTGAACGAACTGAAATTGTCACTCTTCGGATAATACAGTCATCCCCTCTATTTGCGCCCCGAAAGACTACACCATGACCAGCGAATATACCGTCATCGGCGCGATCAAGAATTCGCAACGCCGCGAGACCATCGCCGCTGATCCCGACCCGTGGTGGGTCGCCATGGCTGGAAACCCTTATCGCGTTAAGAGCAGAAATAGACCAGGTTAGAGCTGGAGGTGAAGGATTACGGCTTGAAGCTTATGGCCCTGTCCAAAAAGATAGTTAAGTCAAAATTTGCCGCGTATTGTATAGGGATGAGGCGAGTCTAGAGGGAGGAGGGGGTACCATTTTTGAAAAATCCAACTGAATGCACCCTCGTCCTGTTCTTTTGCTGGGGGCCTCCCCTCCGCCGTCCTCCTGCTCCATTGGGCTCTGTGCAAAAGTACCGCCTAAGGCGGTACTTCACATCGTCCTGCTCTGTCAAGCATGTTTCACGTGAAACATCTAGGCGGGTCGGGGCAAATCCTTAAAGGTCCCCCCGTAAATCACAAAGCAATCACGCAACTGTGAACGTGTTTTTTGTGTTTTTTGTTTTTGGTGGCTTGTAATGCGCATCATCATGGTTCATACGTAAACCACGGTTGCCGCAGCAACCGGGCTTTTTGACAACCGGGTGCCTTTGAACGTGGCTAGGGCTACGTTGACAACTAGCGGCACCCTACAACTTGAGGTGACACTATGACCACTCAAAACACTATCAACAACGTTGACGTACTGAAAACCGTTACACCCGTGCAATTTTTGGTTGACGGTTTTCAGCCCTGGTTGAAAGGGTGGCCGGTAAAGCATGCCGGGCCTGCCCCTACGGCTGAAATGCTGACTGTGGCCTTGGCGTTTGGTAAGCTACGTAAGCCGGGGCCTGAAGCCGGTTTTGTGGCCATGCAATTACGCCCTGAAGGGGCAAGCGTTGCTGAGCTTTCAGCCGCTTTCAACAGCGGCCCGGCTCATAACCATAGCCGGGAGTTAAGCGCCAATAACCGTGGTGAGGGGTTACACTACTTCACTAGGGTTAAAGGCAGTGGGCGGTTTTGGTTGACGTTCACTCAAAAGGGCGTGAAAGCGCTTGAACGTGCCTTGCAGGGCTTTCAGGCTACGCTAACAGCAGGTGCTGACAGTGACGCTACAAAGCCCGCTGGTAAGCAAAAGGCTAAGGGCGGTACTACTAAGCCCAAAGCTGAAAAGGCTACCAGTGACGCGCCTGAGCCCAAAGCGGCGGCTTCAAAGCGTAAGCCCAAGCCAAAGGCTGAAAAGCCCGCGGCTGAGCCTGATCAGGCAACCCCTGACATTCAGCAACAGCTTGCCCATAGCGTTGAGCAGGCCGTTGACGCGGCGTTGAGTGACCAGCCGCAACAGTAGCCACATGCTCAAAAAGCTACTGGTTGAGCTTGCCAAGGCCTTAGCTAAGGCCTTGGTTGGCCGTTACGTTGGCAAGTGAAACGCATTGACGGGCCATTATGACGCCGCATAGTCACAAGCAGTACGGCGTTGGCTTAGGGCTGGGCAAAGGCCAAAAGTACCAATTGAACGCTGAAAACGGCAACTGGTACAAAATTGACGGTTAAGGCGTAAAATGGCTGGTAGGCCGCATGGCCTACCAGTTTATTTTTGCCCTGTAAAGTCCTAGCCTGTCCCTGGCTAGTTTTATGGCTTTGCTGGCGTCAGTCCGTCGGGCTCTTGCTAGCTCATCTACCTCATCTGCTGTCTGGCTCGTCTAGCCTCCGACGGCGATTAGACAGGCTCATCTAGCTTAATCGGCTCATCCACAACAGATTCGGCGGCGACGTCGACGAGCCCACCGCCGAATCTGTTGTGTCGGCTATTATGTCGGGGGTGTCCGATGCCGATTAGACAGGCTCATCTAAGTAATTTTAAAGTCTTCTTCGTCTATCGTCGTGTATTTATGACGTCGGATGAAAGACTAAGACAGAAGAAGTCGGAGGGAGGCCAAATTCCTTCCTCCCAAATCCACCGATTCTTGCCACCTCATCTACCATATTCAGCAACAAAACCAGCACATCGGTGCTATCCTAGGATCAATTCCTTCTAGGGGTGATCTTAGAGGATAGCTTCAAATCTGCTCATCTACTAACTGTATATTCAACAAACTCATCTAGGTGTTCTGCAAGAGTATTGGCCGCTCTGTCTAATGCTTCTGACCATTTAATTAGGTCTTGTCCGTCCTGAAATGTCTGTCTATAGCCCTGCACTGGGTAGGTTCTACCCAGATACCTTGATTCCTGCCTCATCTCATATGCCAGCCTCTTCCAGTGCATTATGATCCCTTTGTAATAGCGTCTTAGCTTTTCAGGGTCATCCTGCATCTCATCTAGCTCTTGTTCTGTGTGAATTCTTTGGTTCATCTGTCTACCAAAACTTGATTACGAAATGGGTCACTACTACAGCTGCTGCTAGCCAGAATAGGGTTAACAGGATCATTAATCCGTAGAATAGCCTTTCTAGGTTTCTAGTGTTCATGGCTTATTTCCAAAGGTCATTGTTCTATGTTGTTCTTGCATAGATTTTGTGTTCCTGATCTTTGTGGAATAATCTAACACTATAACTAACGTTACCACTGCGATTACCGACCACACATAAATATCTAAGCATCTGTCTTTCATTCTTGCTCATCTACCCTGAAAACTACCATCATTTCTAGCGTGTTTCCTGAATCTTTAAAAGCTGCTGTTAATTCGGTGGCCCATACTTCATACTTTAGAGCTTGGTGAAGCCAATCAACCATTGGAATGCGTTCCCTTCGCCTTCAAACGCTATCTTTTCGCGCTGATCTACAATCCTCTGCCTCTGAAAGGCGATCTTAGCGGCTTGAGACCATGACTTCTTTGAGGCAATGTCCTCATCTAAGCCGTAGATATAGCGGTGATCTTCCCTAAATAGCTTGGACCTGAAGGCTGCTTTCATTGAATCTGTAGTTAGGTATTTCCTAGCTATATCTTGCAAGGAAAGGTGGGCTGGTGTTTGTTCTTGAGCAGGGGCTGGGTTTAACTGCCCAAAACTTTGGACAAGATTCATCTTCTCTTTTGATTGTAGGGCATCCCTTGCTAGTAGCGTCGCCAGGGCACCGCCTAGAACACCCATAGCTTTCCTACGGTTTAGCATTGCTCGTTCCTGTGATGTGATATGACAAAAGGACCCGTTCCAATACATCTGCTACTTTAGCAGGTGATTTCAGGCCTTCTATAGCCTTAGCCGCCGCTTCCAGTACACCGTCCCTGAATTGCCATTTTTCCGGGTTGAGATTACGCACTATCGTCTCAGCCAGTTCGTAGCCAATGTTGTAAGAACAGCCAGTGCGTTTGATCTCATGATAAGGTGACGTTTCCTTCATCTGTTTCCTTCTCTTTGGGTGTTCTAGCCCTTACCACCAACACATTACAGCGATCACAACACTTTCCATGGTTCTTTATTGGTTGTGGGTTGTTCCCGTAGCCAAGGAATGGCTCTTTGCAAATGCAGCAAATCATGGTTCCTGCCATCTGCTAAGTTGGGTTTCATTAAAGATGAAGTTCATCCCATCTACATTCTCAACTACATAGCGTTTAACACCAGACCGTTTATGGTAGGCAGCGACTACCCAGCCGTAATAACGGTAATCCCCACCTTCCTTAATGACAAGATCACCTACCTTGTACTTAAAGTCCTGGCTGTTTTGCCTGTATTCTAGGAAATTGAAGCATCCTTTGGCTGCTAATTCTGCCTTCTTTGCTTCACTATAGCTCTTTGGATCAAACCTACGACAGGTGGGTGTTCCTAGGAACGGTTCACCTTCAATCATCCCACATTCTTGACACACACTCATTCTTTTGTTCTTTCATGCTCTGGCGCTGAGATTGGGCTTTCCCAGCTTGGGTATTCACCAGTTAGTTCTTTAACTGCATCGGCGAAGCACGAACGCATAAGGCTCATGAATTCATGCTTTCTCCTGGGATTCCTTTCTACAAAACTCATCCTAATTGATCCTAGGTAAATAGCGTTTTCCATTGAATCTGGGCTGGCGTAATAGGCATTCCAGTTTACGCCCTCTACCCTGAAAGCTAATCTACCAACCTTAACTTTTGCCATCTTCCCTCCTTCATCTTCTTGACCACCATTTCCACACAATCCAGATAAATGCTAGGTAGCAAAGCTCTGCACCTACAGCTACGCCTAAGAGCACCAGAACGAACGTAGTTATCATAGCGGAACCAACAGATCAGTTGAAGTTTCGTACTCACCCTTCACGCTAATCGTTACCCCCATCCCTTTATATTTACGTGCTTCCTCTGCCACCATGCGAACATGGCTGTCATAGTGGAGATAGAACACAAACCAAATGGGTAGTAAGGGCTTCTTGGCTTGATTTCTGAGCAACTGGTACTCCTCCGGCAGGCCAGCATCATACTCAACAATAGCACCGTAAATGTTTTTGTGGGCTAAATATCTAACCGGGTCATCTGACAAAGCTGGATTTTTGGCTAGAACCTTAAGGCCCATATCCTCTGCAAGCTGGATGGCGCCTAATACGTCCTCAATTTTGTAGGCATCTGTATTGTCGAGCTCAATGTAAGTGATTCCTTGTTGATGCCTGTTGAGGAACTGAGTTGACAGGTTTCTAACCCATCCGACACCTTTGGGATCAATTTGACCTTCCCCGTATTGTCTTGCTGTATCAGAAGTATATAGGTAAGGGCCGTAGCGACCTGTGTTGTACTCATCGAACAAATTGCAGTAGCCAACACTTATTCCACGCTTCAAAGGGCCGTGATCATAAGGAACAACAGTAATGTCGTTGTTCTCTAGGCCATCATACAAGCCGTCATCTGCCCCAATGAGATATCTCAAACGCTTGCCAGCAAGAGGGTTGCTGGTTTGTGATCTAAATAGTGAGAACGGCCAGATCATAAGTGATTTTCCTTGCCTGTTACTATTTGATACGCTTTCTTCTTTGTCATTTTTGATCGTGTTCTTTTAATGCCAGCAGTTTTCTCAACTTTCCTAACTAAGGCTGGAGAACAGTTGCATTGCTTGGCTATAACATCCTGCGTAAGGCCAGCCTTTGACAATTCTAGTATCTTAGCATGTTGGTCTTCATCCTTAGGCCTCCAATGCCGTTTCGGAAGGCCAGCCATCGCTGCGTAGCGACATATTGTGGCACGGCTACATCCGTACTTCTCAAGTATGTCATCTACCATCATGCCTTTCTCATAGGCCTTCACTACTTCTAGGTAACGAACAGGCCTGTTCTCACGCTCTTGCTTAAATGTGAATATCTTCCTCATCCCTCTGATCAAATCAAGGAAGACCTTTATTGCTTTTCCTGTTCGGAGGTATTCAGCTGCATCTTTTATAGTGATGATCATTTTGCCTCAGACAAAAGCAAGCCCAGGAGGCTGAAAGGTTAAAGCCTCCTGGGCTGTTTGATCCATTCCAGTTGTTATGTCACCATACAACCACTCTCACCACCGCTGGATGAGAAGCACCATGCAATGGATCAAACCTTGAGTTCCAACTTATACACCGTCAAGCCATGCTTTGACGCAAACTTTGACAGCCTAACCTTACGTTTCCTAACAAGTTCATTAAACTTGTTTCTGTGTGGGCTGCCAAGAACTGAAATGATCTGTGGTTGTGTAGCACCTTCCGGCCTCAGGGCCATAGCTAAGGCCACAGCATCCTTTGATCCTCTCCTTGCTAAAGCCTTCTCATGAATGTTTTTAAGGACCTTATGATCAGGCTTTCTACCAGCACTTCTTGGCCAGTTCAGAAGAGCTGGGTACTCGTTGTTACGCATACTCATACTAACACTCCATTATTTGCCCCCACGGTGCCAATTAAAGCGCAAAAGGTGCGAACTGGTTTCACACTTTTTACGACGTTTTGGGGTTTTAATGGATTAGTAGGGTAGGTAACACTATGATACTACGCAAATTATTTGGGTTTATCCTTCATTATCATTTCAAGCATTGTGCGTATCATATCACCAGTTCCAGTATTGAAGCCAGTATTGAAAGCACTCTGTAAAAGTGTTTTCAACACCTCCTGTTTGTCACCAGGGGGTACCATGCTTAAACCCATTCGGACCATAGGTTCTGACAACCATTTCTCAAACTGTTCCTTCTTTAACGTTTCTGACCTATGCTCTAAAGCTTTAACATCCATTTTGCTTTCTCCTCACTTTTAAGTTCCAACCCTAAATACGGGTCTAATCAGGTTGGAACAGCGGCTTTAGAGCATGCGCTACGTCATTGGCTCGGATAAGCGCTTCGTCATAACCTAAATAATCTTCTTGGTCGAAGATGCCAGCCGCTATCCCCTTCCTCCTTCCACGAATAAGGGAGGCTGCAATTTTAAGGACAAAGTCATCCATGCGCATTCTTCGTTACCTACCGAACAGAGGTTTGGAACACTCATCCTAAATTCCCGCCAATCATCCCAAGGCCTGTGCCACAATACCATACAACTAGGGGCAACGGTACGGGGTCAAAAATCCATCATTCCCGTTTGGCCGTTGCCCAATGTGACTATGTGGCCCAAACACATAGGCGGGTGGTCACCCCGTTTCACAATGTGGCCCTACGCATAACAAAGCACCCACATCTAGCCGCCTAACAGCTGGTCAACAGCGTCGCACTTGAATGTTATGAGCCAAGTCACATGAGGGCACCACAATACGGGCAATACGGCCGTCGGCGCCGCGCTAAGCAAGGGGTTGTACCCCGTAGCGCGGCACGGCAGCCCGTGCTTGTCATTCCGGTACCTCCAGGTGTTGCCAACACTGATACTATACGTCAACGGCCTGCGGGCTTTATGCGCCTGAATACGGGCTTTTGGCGTAGCACTGGCACGGGTTTGCGTACTAGCCAGTCACCTGTCAGGGCAACGCCTATTGAGCGCTATACAGGCGCCTGTAGGGCAAAGGGCCGTGCTATACGCGGTCAACTGGCCCATGGTGCCTATGTTGCCCCCCAAGTCAAAGTCAGGATGTTTTTGTGGCATAAATCAGCACGCCGTAAAGGCGTGCTTGTGCCTGACTTGCAGGGCAATCTCATAACGAAGGTTTGAAGCGGTGCCCCAGATAGGGGCGTGAGGATGATGGTTGTACCGGGGTTAGGGTGGCTTAAGTGCCGCGCGCCCGGTTGCAAGCTATGCTGCCCATGGGCGTCTGCTGCCCTACTGGGCCGCGTGTGCCGTGCATGCCTGAGCATGCCGTACCCTGTAATGGTTTCACCTGACATTGCCTGATACTGGCAATCAACTAGCCCTTACGTAAAACTCCCGCCCCACTCCACTCAAGGCGGGCCACTGTGTTGCGCGCTGATCTAACAGGTAGTCAAACAAACAGTGAATCCAAAACTGCTTGGTGACATTAACCCTGCATAAGGTCTAATACTAGGGTAGTTGAGGTTTGAATCGTTACATCAAAAGGTTGTCAATACAAAAACACAATAGTTACAGGGTTTGGTTTTCAGGTTGCGGCACATAATCACATCTGACCAACTGAGGTGATATCTTTTACGCACCCTGGCCGTGACAGGTTCACAGCGCAACGTTACACCATACCAGCAAGCTTGCACTCCTCCTCCATGTGATAAATACTGACACCGGCTTGCTTTAGGGTGCTTTCAACCTGAAAGGACACCCTGAAATGCAAATGAGATCACCAGATGAGCTACATGCTTTTGCCTGCAACGTTTACGGCATAGACAAGCCACATGATCCGCGTGAGTGGAATTTGGTAGTCAACACCTGGGCCTGCAATATCGAAAAAGGGTTTGAGGTAGTAATTTGCCAAACCATGGCAAAGCTGTATGACTGCCCATTCCCACCTGAATACATAGAGAAAATTGCTTTGTTTCAGCAAAGCAAGAAGTAGATGATAATCCAAGCACCCTAAAGCTGGCTGGTGTCAGTATCTCACAAAGCTCAGGCTGCTTGTCTTGGGGCGCCTTTCATCTATGAAAGGACACATGACACATGAAGACCTTAAAGCAGTGGTTAGACTTAACACGAGCCAGCATAAACACTTCGTCTGAAAACCACGCAAAGATAGCGTGGTTTTGCTTTGCTGACGAACAATCAGGGGGCCAGCCAGCGACTTGGCACGCCAGCGCAGCAATTCATGGCCACAAATGCCAATGTTTCAATTGCCGCTACTTTGCGGACAATTAAGAGGGGCTGAAATGAAGCACCTTGAACAGCATGATGGCCACGTTTTGGCTTACAACATCGCCAGTGGGAGGATAACATACTTCCGTACTGCAACGCGCCTCTATTGCTATCAGTACGGCGGGCTGTTAGCCATCATCCCACTGGGGTGCCTTCCACGCAGGATCAGGATAGGCAAATGACGGAAGAAGCCCCTGACTTTCCTTTTGACGATGTAGCAAAAACGGCCCGTGAATGGATTGAGAAGGGTGGCACAGTCTATCAAAAGTTCACCTGTGATGGCTGTGGCAAACGCTTGACCATTGACGAGCCCAACAAATTCTACACGAAAGGAAGATGTGACAGCTGCCCTGCCATAACAGATATCAGGGCAAAAGGATGCAACTACCTACTCATCTACAGCAGGAAATAAACAATCTAAAGGCGCCTCAAAACTGGCAGCCTGAGTCTTTGTGAACACTAGGTTGCTCTTTTTGTGGCGCTTTCAAATTGAAAGAAACAAAAGGAGGGGTAAATGGGCGATAAGCCGTACAACTACGTCGCTTTCGGGCGGCCTCCGTTCCCGCGTGAAATGCTGAAACATGACCGGGCCACAATCGTAAAAGGACCACTGAAGTATGCTGCATTACCCAGGAAAGTGCAGGAACTGGTGATCAATACCTCAGTTTGGGATTTTTACCTGCTGAGATCGCCAAGGGCACCAAACAGCGAAAGATGGAATAGCTTTTTGTGGGGTGTAATTGATCTGAACGGTTACACCCAACACGGTCACTTTGATCGCGAAAAGCGGTTCCCAAGCACAAGAAAAGGTGGGAACGGTGACGAAAACATACACAGTCAGGATTAGATACTGGCACCGTCATAAAAGGCCCCCCAAACATCAGGCCTCTACCCGCTACATGAAAGTAGTATGTGTGGATGACTACGGAGCCATTGCAACGGCCTTTGACTGGGTCTACGGCAGGCTGCACATACTGTGCAGCCTGAAGATAATTCACATAAGATAAGCACAGCAAAGCGCCACAAAGAAAGCAACCTAACGTTGACTTAAACAAAGGAGGTAGGGAAATGTGGTATTACTACGCCATAGGTGTCATGAGCGGGATGTTAGTAACTTTACTCGCTTTTGGCCTCAACGACTGGCTGGAGAATCATGAGAAAGTACCGCCTGAGAATTGATTGGTGTTCAATCAATGCGTTCGCAATAAGTCTAGGCTTTTTCTACCTGCTAAGAGCGCTTCTTGGTGTTGAATTGGGTACTAGCTGGTGCCTGATGATGCTCTACGAAACTGAAACCAGGAAGTGCTTAGCGGGTTATTCAGTTCAACCAAGGAAGGAGGATGGAAATGAGGGAAAAGCTCAGGAAGCCAGTAGGGCCGTCTTCAATGGCCCCTAAAAAGCTACCTGTTCCAACAGGTGGTGTGTGCAGCACCCTGACTGATCTGGAAAAGCTTGAAACACTTAGGCATGTCACTGGCCTTCGTGGTGAGGCCTTGTATCAAGCCTTTCGGGAGCAGCCTGCATCTAGGGCACGGCCACTTTCCCGTGATGATACCCTATGCGCTGCGCTGGATGCAGGTGGGCGTTTAGAGCGCCCACCACACTGGTCAACAATACCTCAATGAAAGGCTTCCACTTATGGGGGCTGAAGTGGAGCGGTTGGTAGCTAGTCGCATCCGCGACCAAATAGCCAAAATGCAAGAAGAGGGCTGAAGCGCAGCTAGGATGGCCCTACATGGGCCATCTCAGGGTGTGCTTATGCACCGCAAAATGGAGGAGATGACACATGACTAAAAAGATGACTGTTCAGCTGGGCTTCGACCACATCCCTGGCACTTTCAGCGAATTGGCTGAAAAGCCAAATGGTGAGCGTGTTGTGGCCTACCTTAGCGACTTCAAAGGACAACGCTACTTCAGCATCCGCACAATTTACAAAGACAAAAATGATGTTTGGATGCCTGGGAAAGGCCTTGCGGTACCGGCTGACCTGAAGGAGGCCTTGTGCAAAGGTCTGGGGCGTTTGATTGCAAAGTCCAATGTCACTGAAATGAAGAGGCTAGGCAAAGACCTACTGAAAAGGGCTGTTGAAGACCGGCCACTTCACTGAGCGCAGCTTCCTGCTGAGTTTTTAGCTCAGCAGTGAGAAGCGCTTAGACCGCTTCAAAAAGGAGGAGAAAATGCTCACATGGAAGTTTCTGGACCGTAGGGCAACGCCTGATCATCTTGGGATTATACCATTTTTCCTAGATGATAAGGATCCCAAGCCTGCAAAGGAACAGTTTGACACAAACTATGTGTCAGGCTGGCGTCCCTTTACTGGCCACACCCTCAACAAGGATAACACACTTAGTTATCTTGGCGACCCTGACATAAGCCCGTTGGCTTCATGTCAGTTCAGGGATGAATTAATTCTGATTTATCCCTATGCTTGGGTGGCAATAATTCAACCTGACCGAAGCTGTGAAATCTGCAGGATGGATTAACATGACAGAGAAAAAGGACAGCCTAACCCTTAAATGGGGAACCCTTAAGGCGTGGACGTTTCATAGCCAAAAAGCCCTAAAGCTCCTTGAGGAATACTGTGAAATTGGTTCCTCAATGAGCGCAGCGCTTCAGCACGACACACCGCGTCAAAAGGAAATAATCTGTGAACTTATTGACGAGGGCAACTTTGATCAAGTCTACCTTGACTGGGATGGAAAATTTGTCAGCAAAGATGAAGCCAAAAAGTATGTGAAAGGCTACGACCATCCATAATGCGGCTCATCCTAAACACCCAAAAGGTCCTAAGGGCCTTCAACGGCCACCCTGAAAGAGGGGTGGCCTGCCACTGGCTTCCAAAAAAGCGCGTCACCGTTGGAGTACGCTGGTCCTTACCTCATAAGGATTATGTACCAGACGATGACGTGCATGTTACGCCACACATCGCCCTCAGGCTAATACGCCGTCATCCAGACGGCATGAGTGAGTGGGAACTTATTATTAACCCTGAGCACCGCCAACAAGCAGTCGAGTGGTTGTTGCTGCGGTGCAGGTAAACGGAGATAGACATGGGATACAAAACCTCAATCCTTATGACTGTTGTGGTTTACCTTATCATTGGTTGGGCTGTAATCTTTGGCCCAGGCTACTGAAGGGAGAGGAAGTGAAATGAGTGAAGAAAGCGAACTGCTGCCAAACCGAAAAATGCAAGAGCTGATTTCCGAAATCACCAACAAGCTAATCGAAGCCTACAATGAAATCCTCAACACCGTCCTAAGCAGGGAAAACGCTAGCCAAAGTGTCTGGGCTATGACAAACTGCAATGCCGCCGCCAACTTGCTGGGGGTATCAATTGCCAGCACAATCTTCAAGTCTGGCGGCAGCAAAGACGGTGTTGATGTGTTGATCAAACATATGTTTGAGCAAGTTGCTGGATCCGCTGAAGCTTGCTGGGAAGAGGCTGCCAAAGAAAGGGAGCCTGGAGACAAAGAAGTAGTGGTTGTCTCCAATAGCAAACTTAATTGAAAAGTGCAGCTCGATGGGCTGACAGGTTCAGCCCATTAGGAAGCACTTGTTGTGCTTCAGGGCATTCTATTGCCTTTATCACTAAGGAGGAAGAGAGAATAATGGCAAAAGCTGTTGAAAAGACGCGTGACGAAGTGAGGTCAGACATCCTCAACGCTATGGTTGAGGAAGAACTGAGGAAGAAGGCTGAAAAGCAGTGGGACAAACTGGAAGTTCCAATTGAACATTCAGGGCGTGCCATCACGCTGCCGGACGACCCATCCAAAATGCCGATGGAAAAGGCAGTCGAAGCGCTTCAGCGGCGCATCAATGATGACAACCAGGAATTTCAGGCTGTTGAATACTTTGATGCGTACCCTCACGACGCCGCAGTGGCCTTTGTGCGCGCCATGACCAACCTCTACGGTTGGGCCAGCCCACAGACGGTCATGACTTTCTTCGGGCCGCAGCCGCCTGCAATGCTCAGCATCAAGGTGGGGCCAAACGAAGAAGACGTGCTGCAGTGCCCCATGGGTGCCTTCAAACTGCCTGGAATTACCGAATTGGTTCATTCGGGATTTGGGGAAGATTCGAAAGGCCGCCCAGCTTTCTACATCTCAACTGAGGTGACAAAGAAAGAAAAGCACGTGTTGGTTGAGCTGGCCGAGGAAACTCGGCGCCTGCTTAAAACCAACAGCATTTATCGCGGCAAAGCTATCAGGCTCGGTGTCAACGATGAGGGTCATCTGGACCTGAGCCACCCGCCTGAATTCCTTGACGTCAGCAATACTACAGAAGCAAACCTTCTGTTTGATGCTGATATTGAGAACCAGATCAATACCAACATACTGGTTCCAATCAAGGAGACGGCCCTGTGCGTAAAGCTAAAAATCCCGCTCAAGCGGGGCGTTCTGCTTGAAGGGCCGTTTGGCACCGGCAAGTCGTTGACGGCACGCATGACCGCCAACGTCTGTGAGCGCGAAGGCTGGACGTTTGTACTGCTGGATAAAGTTCAAGGCCTGCGCACAGCCTTGGAATTTGCCAACAGGTATGCCCCAGCCGTGGTTTTTGCGGAGGACATTGATCGCATCGCAAGTGAGCGCAATGATCAAATGAATGATTTGATCAATGTGATCGACGGTGTGGTCAGCAAATCTGCCAAAATCATGACGGTGCTGACAACCAATCATGTCGAAAAGCTGAACCCGGTCATTCTGCGACCGGGCAGGCTGGACGCCGTGATCTCACTGCGGGCGCCACAGGCCGGTACTGTCCAGAAACTCATCTGCTACTACGCGGGTGATCTTCTGGAAGAAGGTGCTGACCTTACAAGGGCGGGTGAGGAACTGGCAGGTCAAATCCCTGCCAGTATCCGTGAATGTGTTGAGCGTGCCAAACTTGGTATGATCGGCCGTCGGGCTAAGCGTTTAAGCGGTGAGGACATTGTCACATCCGCTCAAACTATGAAAAACCACTTGGCTCTCCTTAACAAGGAGGTCAAGGCACCGTCAGCAGCTGACCGGCTGGCTTCGGCGCTCAGGGATGTCATTGGCACCCTTGATACCACGTCGGTTGACAGGCTTCAGAATTATATCTCAGAGATTCTAAATCAGGCCGCGTCAGCCAACACAGGGGTCCAAACCCTGCGGAAGGAAGCGGCTAATGGTGGCCTGCAGAAGGCCATGACTACGCTGAAGGATCGGGTTGACCGGGTTAAGGAAGACACCGAAACCATTATCAGCAACCAGTAGTGTTTCTAGTGGGGGCGGGCAACTGCCCCCATCAGGAAGCACTTCGCTTCAAAAGGAGGAGAAAAATGAGTAAGCTTACTAATCCTGAAGAGTTTGAATCAGCGATGAATGATGTTCTCTCAGTTACAAGCACTCTTGGTAATTTTCAAGCGCCTGTATTGGCAACTGCGGCAATAGAAGCTTTGGCTCAGATGCTGCCGTGCAGGCATAAAAAGTGCTTTATGAAAGGAGTAGCCCTTCTTGTAAAGCTAATGCTTCGGCAAACTGAGACAATAGCAAAGCACAACGAATTTGTTTGTGATGGGCCAGAAACCGAGGAAGCAGAAGCCAAGGAACACATTCAGTGACGGCAGCAGATGAAGCACGGGAGCTTTTGAAGGGAATATCACTTTCCCTTGAAAAGCTCCGGGCAATAGTGCCCAAACTAAACCTCCAAGCCACAGTGGATGTGGGGGCTAGGATCTCAGCCATAGAAAGAATAACTGAAGCAATGGATAAAGCCATCAGGGACGAAGTTGAATCCTTCAGGAGGAAGAAACCAGGAGAGGTTCTGGGATCCGAATTCAAAGCACATTTGTCCTACTGCACAGTAGCCCGCCTGGATCAAAAGGCTCTTAAAGAAGAAGAGCCTGAGATTCATGCTGAATACTGCAAAACATCAAAAGAGAGGAGAATACGCTATGTCATCAGATGATGATTTCAATCACATAATGAAACTTCCTATTTATGAAGAAATAAGAAAAAGAATAATTGATCTTCAAGATCAAAAGCATTTTGGGATCGGTTTGACTGCTGTCTTGGCTGATTTTACAGTCAAACACGCTTTCACTAGGCACAATATTCGAACAGAAGCCCATGTCAGGAAAGGCCTGCAGGCCTGCAGTAATCTTCTGATGTCTTTTGGGCTTGAGCTACGCAAGCGCATGGATGAAGCTTGGGATAGGTATGAAATCAAACATCCAGATGGTAACTGAGCTTCTGCCTGCATCTAGAGAATGGATGATAGGCAAAGGCTACGTTGTAGTTGTGTTTGAGGATGGAGTTGAAACCTTCAAACTGACTGCTGCTGGCGAAGCATACTTCGCCAGCATAACAAAAGGAGGAGAAAATGCTGTGGGAAATAATCCTGAAAGTAGAAGCAAAAAAGCTAAGTGAAGTGCTGGAAGCCATTGACGGCAAAGTCGTTGACATGGAACTGCGGGGCATACGGGGGGCACTTGTAAAGCGTGGCAAAAAAGCTATCGCAGAAAGCGAGCCTGTAGGGGGCAGCATGGCTGAAAAGGTTGCTCATCTAATTTCAGCTGCAAAAGCCAAAGCCCTTCAAAGGGATGCTTTGAAGGAAATGATCAAAACAATAGGAGGAAATCCTGATGGGCTTCCTTACTACGTCAAAGGGTTGAGAGATCTAAAAGTTCTGGGTGTCTACAACAGTGAAAAGGGGGAATACAACGTTCTTGCGAAAAAGGTGGGTAAATAACTCTCGTATTAAAAAAAGCCATTCCAACTCAAAGGAGTCCAAATGGCTGAGACAAAGTCAGTGAAAGTTATTCATGGCGCTCTCCACGAAAGCTCGCTTCGTGGGGGCTCCATCATCCTCCGTGGTGTTATTGATGCCCAAAGCCTCAATAACTTGCTGGTAGATGACTATCAGCGGGAGGTGCTGCCACTAGCTTCCCTAAAAAGCTTGATGGGGGCCATCAAGAGCGGCAGCCCGTTGCCAGATATTGAGATTGGCATGCGTGGGTCAAGGACAAGGGATGTGAAGGGTGAGCCTGACGCTTGGTACCTTCAAGATGAGTGCTTCATTATAGATGGCCAACAGCGTGTAAGTGCTGGCAAAACGTCCCTACTGGTCAACCCAGGGGTACCTGTGTTCATCGGGGCCACCATACACTTCAACACAGACAAGGCATGGGAGCGCGAACGGTTCCGCGTTCTAAACTCCTACCGTGTGAAGGTAGCGCCAAACGTTCTGGCCAGAAATATGAGGGAGGACCACAACCTCATAAATGTGTTGTACAAACTGACAGAATCGGACAACTTTGGGTTCTGTCTTGGTGGCAGAACATGCTGGGATCAGAATATGAAGCGTCATCATCTGATAACAGCCTTCAATATCTTGAAGATAGCTGGTGAACTGCATCAGCACATTTCCCCCGGCAGGGAGAAGAGCCTTTTTAATCTGGCAAATCAGCTGAATGCTCTTTCAGAAAAGATCACAGCTAGTGGGGTCAGGGACAATATTCGCACATTCTTTACCTACATTGAGGAAATGTGGGGGGTGAAGAACGTACAATATAGGGACCTTTCACGGCACCTACAGGCCTCATTCCTTGTTATGCTGGCACGGTTCTTCAGCAATCACCATGACTTCTGGAAAGGGCCTAGGGAAGAGAAGCTGTTTATTGAAGCGCCAATGCGCGCCAAAATCGCTTCATTCCCAATTAACACCGACCCAGGGCTGGCGCCTTTGGCCTCATCTGCCACAGCAACCCTGACAACAATCTACCAAATGCTGGCAGAGCATGTAAATTCCGGCAAGCGGACAAAGCACTTACGGCCACGTAAGGTCCAATCTACGGGGTTGGATTCCAACAGCGATGAGTGAGGAGGAACTATTGTGAATGGAAAGAAAAGCCCCAAGAAGCGAGGGGCACTAAGGGTCTATAACAGTTACATGTTCCGTGACAAGGACCCAATCATTGATGCAGTCAGAACTGTGCGTCAATTCAAGAAAATTGGCTACGCCGCCATAGAAGAAAGTGGTGGCCCAACAGCGACAACAGTACGTAATTGGGAAAAAGGCAAGACCAAAAGGCCGCAGTTTTCTACGGTCTGGGCTGCCATCAGGGCGATGGGGTACGGTTCTATTAAGGTAGGCGATAAGGGTTACCCAAAAATCGATAATTAATGCCCTTGACACACAGCTAAGTGATCGCTTTATCTGTGTGTCGTTTGACCATTTAGGAGTTGAGTTTGATGAACGATACGTATGATGATGTGAGCAAGCCTCTGACCGAAGAGGTTAAGCAGGAAGTCATCCCAGAACCAAAGATGGAAACTCAGGAAACTGGTTGGGTTGGTGAGCAGGAACTACCTGCTGATTGGGAACAGCCTGTAGTCGAGGTTGAGGGTTTGAATTCTGAAGAGAAGGTTTCAAAGCCAAAGGCCAAGCGGCAGAAGCAGAAAGCTAAGGCCAATGGCAAAGCCAAGGGTGTTCGTAAGGCTAAAACAGCTAAGAAGCCTGCCAAAGAGGCTAAGGTCGACAGGTATGGATTCCGTGAGGGAACTGCACGCAGCATTGCTGCCGCCATGTATTCTGCGCCTAAGGGCGCCACCTTGGCCGAAGTAAAGGCAAAAACAGGAACCGTACAATACAATATCCTCAATGAGTTGAGGGCGAAAGGTTACAAAGTAACCACTAAAGAAGTGGCTGGGCAGGCAAATAGGCCTGCTACCCGGTATCACCTTTCTGCTCGTAAACATTAACCGGCTGGTTTTCTCCTCCCTTACCAGCCGATACCCGGTCGGATGCAGCAGCCCCCCGCTTGCGTCCGGCCGGGTTCTTTTTTGGGGGGCTGGAGAGTGTGACATGACTGAAACCAGAACTGTTTTTGACCCATTCCTTCGCAAGAAGGTTGAAATAAACAATGATCTCGTAAAGCGTTTGCGTGGCCTCTATGCCAAAGGCCCAACCATGGAAAATGGTGAGCCTGAATTTGGCTGGGAACAATACCCAACAACCCCTCTAAAATTGGAAGCAGCTGAAGAAATTGAAAGGCTTAGAAAAGAAATAGAAAGCCTAGAAAGGTTCAAAACTCTCTACCTAAGCCTCCGTAATCATCTTGAAGACTTAGCCTTTCCGCCCGGTGACCCACGCAGGGGCGGGAGAACCGAGGCAGAGATTTTATCCGAAGTGGAGCGGAAAGTAAAGGGAGAAGGGAAATGAAACAGTTTGTCATAAAGTGGTTTGATCATGGGCGGGAACCAAAGTGTGCACCAGATTCAGCCTTCCCAAAAGGGAAGGACATAAATGTCTCAGCTGGCAGCCTGCCGTACTGCAAGGCAGAACTGCCGTATCCCGCCCAGCGGTGCGGCTATTACTTGGTCCATTGCACTAGCTGTGGCTACACCATAGCCATCACAACAGCAGGCCGATGCGATGATCCCCGCTCTGTTACTATACCATGCAAAAGGGAGGCTACAACATGCAAAAGGGAGGCTACATGAAACAAGCGCCGGACTTCAAAACCCACACGGAACACGATGTGTGGGTGCGTGACAACGCAGACTATTTCACCGTAATCATCCACGCCTACAGGGCTAGGGCTCGCTTTGAGGTTGATACCATAGAAAAAGCAAGGGCTCTGGCAAAAGCCTTGCTTGAAGAAGGGCATCGATCACCGGCCATGATCTATGCGGTGTGTGATCCTTACAGTGCTTATGTGGAGTCAGTGCGATGCCAGAAATCAGACTCTGCACCAAACTGAATGAGTTTGAAGACCTTCATGATCGGCTCTCAACTGCCCGTAAGGGCTATGTCTCTGTTGACGCTGTAGCACTAGAACACCTGCTGATTGACCATTCCGTGATGACAAAAGCTTTGAATGGCTCATCTAGCTTTACGCTGATTGAGCCCCGCGAACGTACTAAGCTTAAGGGTTGAGTTCCCCTCCCGGCACCGCAGCGGGTTAAGGGCCTCTGACGCTACCGTGGCCATACAACGGTACTGCGGGTTTTGAGGTAGGGCATATAGGCCCCCTAAGTCAAAAGCTTTATCAGCAGGCCCCGTATTGGGTTTGTGAGGCCATTTAACAGCCAATAGGTGACATACAATGGACCAAGATGAAAAGTTAGATACGTTAGTTTGGTATGGAGGCGCCTTAGTACTAGCCTCTAGGGTTCAGAGTTTATCTGCTAACTGTATGCGTTTTATAGATCCGAGTGAGCGTTGGGACAATGACCCAACATATAACTTGCGCTCTAGCCGCTATGGGCGTTCTATTCACAACAAACGAAGGTTCACAACCAGAGAGAAGGAGTAGCTACCGATGTGTGACTACAGCGTTCATGCTGATAACGAAAGGAAGGCCGTAGCTGGCGACAGGCTTGTCGTCCATAAATTTGTGTATTCCAAAGGCTTTATGCCAGAAGATGATGTTGGCTATAATGATGAAGACTACATCACTACAGCAGTCTGCCTCACAAAAGGCACTGAGATCGTTTTCAGTGAGGCCCCCCATCGCACGTTTCTGCAGTGCCTGAAGGGTGTAAAGCCCTTCGACAAAGTTGCCCGATTCACCAAGGTGGATGAAAACAAAGACCTTGTGCATCACGATGCGCTTGAGTTCGCCAACGGCCAAGTCGTCCTAATCAACGACTTGAAGGAAGGCATGAAGGCAACTGTCCTGCAGTTGCCGAATGAGCAAAAAGTCAAAGCACGGAAAATTGCAATTACCGTTGAATAATCTAAGGGGCGGCTGGAAAGCCGCCCTGTTCATTAGTTAATTTTGACCAGAAGAGGAGAGAATAAGCATGCTTTATGACAGTAAGAAGTGGGATAAGCTCCCAGTCAATACCTTCAAGTCAGCAAAAGAGCTAGGTTTGACTGAGGAGCAGCACGATACCTTAATCAAAACACTTGCTCTTTTTGAGGAAGGGAAAGTACCGCCTGAAATGTTCAACATGAACCGGGTCGGGCATCCCGAATGTGGCACCCCTGGCTGCATTCTGGGTTGGTCAAAAACAATCAGCATGTCGGTTTATGACCGCACGGAGGGGCGTCGTGGCTGGTTTCCTCATGAGCTAGATCGGCTCTTCTTTCCGAGCATCACAAGCGCATATGAAATTGGGGCATACATGGCCACCCCAAAGCAGGCCGCAACAGCGCTTCGCGGCTATCTGGAAACCGCCCATACTGACTGGCCAGCTGCAATGAAGGAAGGAGCATAAGCATGCTTTATGACAGTAAGAATTGGGATAAGAACCTGCCTGCCAAGTTCAAGTCAGCAGAAGAACTGCAAATACCCGAAAACCACTATGTGGCCCTACTGAAAACGCTGGAACTGTTTGAAAGCGGGAAGGTACCTAGGCACATGTTCACAATGCACTTTATTGGTGCACCAGAATGTGGCACCGCTGGCTGTATCCTGGGTTGGGCTGCCACATTCGAACCGTTAATGCGCAATGGGTTCCGGCCAGAGGCCGTTGGCCCATTGTTTTACCCAAGTGGTCCAGACGGTGTTTATAAAGCTAACGTCCAACAGGGGGCCAAAGCCCTACGTGGCTTCTTGACTACCGGCAATGCCAGGGCAGCTTGGCGTGAAGCAATGAAGGAAGGAGAATAAGCATGCTTTATGACAGTAAGAAATGGGATAAAGCAAGCGCAGTGTTCAAAACTGCAGTAGAGCTCGGCATTCCAGAGGGATGCTGTATGCCAGCGATATGCGTGCATTTACTATGCGCCACCAAATAGGATGGGGGCTCTGTTGCCTCTTCTTTCCAGAAGATCAAGAACATTGGCACGCCAATGTCGCTCAAGCTACAGAGGCCCTAAGGCAGTACCTGATCACCGGGGACGGCACCTTAGCCTGGAAGCTAGCCCTAACAGAAATCTAGCTTGACTGAATGTAAAGCATAGGTTACAAAAAAGTGCCCCAGGAAAGAGCAGCTTTTCCTGGGGCGGTAAACTACAGGTCAAGTCGTCTGAGAAACAAACCCTGTAGTAGAACGGAAGCTTAATAACACCCCCCAAGCCTCCGGTCAATACCTAAAAACAGTTTCTCAGGCCCGGCTAGCACGCCGATTGAGCCAGACTTACCCAACCTGAAGTTGCAGTGGGACGGCACATCCCCGTCGAAGGAACAGGCGGTAGAAAACACGACCCCCGACCGCAGCAAATTTCTGAATCTGAGCAGTATGCTGGCATCCTAGGCTTTTAAGGCAAACCTACCCTCCTGATGGGTTAATCAGGGCCAGTGGTCTGGTCCACCACGCTAGTTCCTACCCCTTCACGAGGCATCGGTCGGGGTGGTGCTAGGGACGAACGGACACCTAGGGTATACCTGTTATCTCAGATTGTCTTTGTAAGTGGCTAGTGCTCTAGTAAGCTAACTAATACAAATCTAGTTAACTCTACTAACATTAGCTAACACAGCCCAATAGCAAGGGCAGGCTCACAGGGTTTCCCTATGTGCCGGACATTGCGGGGGTATACTATTGTCTAGTGTTAAGTAGGGAGGTTAGATATGCTTACTGTGTGGAAATATGAGCTAGATACAGGGTTAAATAGGATAGATGTTCCTGTAGGTTCTAAGCCATTGAGTGTAGGAACTAAGTTTCCTGATTATGAGATTAACATATGGATCAACGTAGAGACTGAGAACCCTAAAGTTCCTATGCTGTTCTACGTTATTGGTACTGGCTGGGAAATACCCCAATCACTAATGGTCACAGCGTTCGTTGGAACAGTGATCTTTGCCAACGGCTATGTCTGGCATGTGTTCGAAGTGATAGAACTAACAGGTGATCCCAATGACAAAGTTAGCGAGCAGCCCCAAGGTTGATTGGAACAAATTCGCTGACGCTGTTCATGCGTGTAGGGGGGAAAGATCAAAAAGGCAGTGTTCCTTAGAAATTGGCTGTAGCCACTCCACCCTTGTCAGGGTGGAACTAGGCTTATGCTGCACAGTGGAACACTACTTGGCCCTGTGCAGCTGGATGCAAATTGATCCAATGAAGTTTTTCAAACAACCACGCAGTTTGTAGATTTTAGCAAAAACAAGGAGGAGCAAAAATGGAGCCATTCTATCAATGGGTGATCTACCATAAGCCCAAGGATCACCCTGATGCTGAATATGTTGTCCGCAAGTGGGAAATTGTGTCAAACAACTTTGAGCCACAGCTAACTGACGAAGTGATCAAAGCTGCAACGCTAGATGAGGCCCGGCTTGCCCTTCCAATACAAAGGCTCATCTGCTTTCAGCGTGATCCATCTGATGACCCAGTGATTGTTGAGACCTGGATGTAAGTTGGAGGGGCAAAATGCGCCTTATGTGCAGTGAGTGTCATCATTTTTATGAGCGAATGAACGAATCAGACATAGGTACTCGTTGCGGCAAATTGGTTTGCAACGGCTATTTGTTTGTGCCCGAACCGCCAAAGCCCAAGATGGTTGGTGACCCAGAGGTTGATCTGTTCGCCTCTTCAGGGTACCGACAAATTGTACTCTACCGAGCAGCCATGGACGCCAAACGCAAAGAAAGGAAGGGCCTTTGGTTCTATGCTGTATAGGGACAAATGGATGGTGGGTAAGGCTATGAATGCCCTATGGGCCATAGAGCTTGATAGGCAGGGCCGTAAACGCTCACAGCGGCCCCGTGGTTGGCGACCCAGTTGGGTGCTGTTAGGTACCGTGACGTATGAACAGCTTATTCAGCGGCCAAATGTGGGGCATGAAACGGCAACCCTGATTATGCAGTGGGCAAAAACAGTCAGAAACCAGAGGAGGTGAAAGTGAGCGCAAAACGAATCCGTGATTTTATAGAGCACAACCTGAAATTAACAGGACCAGATGGTAAGTTTAATGATCTGACACCGCCAGAAATGTGTTTTGCGTGGAGTCAGCTGATCCACGCGATCAACACCATAGTCGCCATAGCCTCCACCCTGAAGGCTATGGGCTCAGATGAAGAAGGAAATGAACTGAAGGAGGAAAATGTAGATGCACACTAAGGATTACCTAGCGCAAGAATTGCGGAAGGCTGGCCTTCATGAGATGGCTGACCGGGCAGCTACCGGTTATTACCATGATTTCTTATCTCCCCTCGATTTACCCTGCCAACAGCTTGCTATTGAGCTGACGGCGGTTGGGACAATTGAGGCGTTGAAACTTCTGGATCGTCATATTGAAGGGGAATTTGACGCTTCATTGGAGGAGAGCGATGCCTGGGCAGCTTCACCAGAAGGGCAAGAAGTCATCGGCTCTATCTACAATTATAGGGCTCCTGCCAAGCCTCAGTTCTAAGGAACTGGCTACAGTCGAAGCTGCCATTGCGCAGCTTCGACCTAAAAACATCAAGGCTGCCTCATCCAACGAGCAATGCCTTTATACAGCCATCACCTCCCAAACCGTTCCACTGAATTGGGGTGCATTTCAAAAAACTGTTGCTTACAGGGATTTCCAGAAATATAGGCCTATGGTAACCAAGTTTATCTGCCAAACATTTACTATTAGAGCGCGTGTCCAATTCTTAGCTTTGTGCAATCAGTTGGTGTCTTTGGTTATTTCTGATCTAAATGAAAAGAAGCTTCCAGCCTCAATTGGAATGGTATGCTCAAACCTAGGCAGGGCACCAGCCCTATTTGATGCAGCATTCCCAGACTACCGCAAATCAGGGTTGTCCGACCTCATACTTAGGGCTATGGAACGCAAGGCTAAGGAATAATGCTTCTTGGTGCCCTACAGGAGAACATTATTACCCTCCTTGCCTTTGATAAGGAGGGTGCCCCCATAGTAAGGGGGGCCATAGCAATTGAACTCTATGGTGGGCCTTACCGGGTCATAGCTGCCAGATGCTATGACTACCTGGACCGCTTTAAGCAGCCAGCTGGCGACCACCTACCTGATCTGCTGACTGACAAGCTTGAGGGTGAGAATAAGCGGGAAGCTCAACTCTACGTTGACATTATTGGTAGCATCCATGCTGTAAAGGACACCCTCAATAGGGAATATGTTCTATCTCAGCTTGAGACCTACATCAAAAGGCAGGCTCTGCGTTCTGTCGCTGTTGAGCTAACCAAAGCCCTGCAGCGTGATACCGAAGAATCGCTAGAACAAGCTGAAAAGCTGATTGCTGGCTCTAGGCATAATTCGCTTAGCTTATTTGACCCAGGGACATTTCTTAATGATAAGAAGCGTGCCCTAAGGTTCCTTGATATTAGTGAACAGGCAATGCCTACAGGCATTGTTGAATTGGACCGACGTGGTTTAGGGCCAGTTCCTAAAGAACTGTGGTTGCTCATAGCCAATGCGAAGCGAGGGAAATGCCTTGCAGTCGGGACATTGGTTCAATTAGATACTGGCCGCTACATTCCTATTGAAAATATACAAGATGGGGACTGTGTTGTAAGCTTTAATGAAGCGACTGGTGTGTTTGAATCTAAACAAGCACAACTTACGGCTAATGGGAAGAAACCTGTTCTAGAGGTTAAGACGCGATCAGGGCGTACCCTGATTGTCACAAATAACCATCGTCTGCTTACTAAAGATGGTTGGAAAACAGTGTCTGAAATAAGCGTAGGGCATAGCATTGCTGTTCCCCTAAGGCTTGCTTTTGGCACAATGGTTGCTTCAAAGGAATACCTAAAGATATTAGGTTATATGATAGCCGATGGAAGTATGAGCAAACCACATACGCCAACTTTCACAAAACAAGAAAAGGAGATAGTAACTGATCTTGAGCGCTGTCTTAGTGTCTATAACTGCGCATTGACACAAGCAAAAGGTGCACCTGATCATTATTATGTTGTTGGAAAGGGTGACCGTAATTTGGTCGCTGACCTTTTAAGGCGTGATGGTTTGATGGAAAAAAAGTCAAACCAAAAGCAGTTGCCTGAATGGTTTGGTCTTTTAGACAAAGAACACACTGCAGTTTTTCTTCAGGCTTTGTTTACTTGTGACGGCTCAGTTTACGCTGATTCGGACTTTGAATATTCCACAACAAGCGCTGTGCTGATGCAGCAAATCAATAATTTGCTAACAAGATTTGGAATTGTTTCAAAAGTCAGAGAACGTTGGCAAACAGTTGCTGGGTGCCCCTATTGCAGTTGGTCCTTACTTGTGAGAGGACGCCGTCAAATTAAAAAACTACATGAAGAAATTGGTTTGTTAGGATCAAAAGGTAAAAAACTGGCTAAAATGGCTGCAGGTAATGGCAGTCGACCTGATAGATTGTCCTATTTGGTACGTGACCAGTTTGGTGAAATTTTCTTTGACAGGGTTGTATCTATAAAACCCCATGGTGAGGCTGAAACTTATGATCTTGCAGTTGAAGGAACCCACAACTTTGTTGCAAACAATATCGTAGTCCACAATTCATGGGGCCTCATTCATTTGGCCAAAATGGCCCTAATGCACAGGGTTAGGGTGGTCCATATCACGCTTGAAATGTCAGAAGACCGCTGCTCTCAGCGTTATTTCCAAGCCATGCTGGCATTGGCCAAGCGTAAGGACCCAGTACAGGTCACCAAATTCGCCCGTGACAAATTAGGCAGGATCACTGACTTTGAGGATGTCAGGGTTGCGCCTGCCATGTCTATGGATGACCCAAACATCAGAAAAAAGCTGGAGCGATCTATTGATCGGTGGGCTTTAAGGGTATTCAGCAATATCGTAGTGAAGCAGTTCCCAACAGGGGCGTTAACTGTTCCTCAATTGGCAGCTTACCTAGATAATTTGGAAAACACCCACAGGTTTACGCCAGAATTGTTAATAGTGGATTACCCAGACCTGATGAAAATAGACAAGCACAATTTCAGGCTTTCATTGGATGAAACTTATAAGGAGCTTAGGGGGCTTTTGATCAAGCGGAACATTGCTGGGGCCATAGTCAGTCAGAGCAACAGGTCAGGCGAAAAAGCCAAACAGGTAGGGCTTGAGAATACTGCAGAAGCGTATTCAAAGGTAGCCCACGCCGACGTAGTGATAACCTATAGCCAAACCGAGGAAGAGCACAAACTAGGCTTGGCAAGGCTGCATGTTGCCGCTGGCCGTAATGACGAAGATCGTTTTACAGTGCTAATATCGCAAAACTATGCTCTAGGTAATTTCGTTGTTGATTCCGCAATGATGACCAATGATTATTGGTCATTGGTTGGACGTAATAGCGAAAGTGAAGCTGAAGAAACTGAAGAGGAGAAGTGAAATGAATGAAATTCAAAGTGAGGATAACGAATACGTCGAATACACGCTGACGCTACAAGACGGGGTGGTTGTTGCCTGCGAATATGCGGGTGAGGGACGGCAAGCAGAGCCGCTAACGCAGCCGGTGGTGCTGTTGCACACATCTGACGTTCCTTGGCCGCGCGGTTTTCAGCAACTCGAAAAGCGCATACAACGTTCTCTGGAACGGCTAAATAAGTAAATTTAGGTTAATTCTTGATCAATCCTAAGAAAATTGAAAGGTTTTTAGCCCGCAAACTCCAGTCGTTCGATTGGATCAAAGAATATAAAGCTGAAGAATTAGATGTAGCGCTGAAAAGGCTGAAGCCACGTCCTCATTTTGGCGTCAAGCTTTGGGCACACCAAAAAGCCTGTTTCCTGCTAATCCGGGAAATCAAGCGCTTCATGCTCTTTGTTGATATGGGTGGGGGCAAAGCGCTTCCACTTGACGAAAAAGTGCTTACCCCACGTGGTTGGAAAAATATAGGCGATATAAAAATCGGTGAAAAAGTTATCGGCGCGAATGGCAAAGCAACAAAAGTGATAGGTGTTTTTCCTCAAGGAAAAAAGCCTGTTTTTGAAGTAACCTTTTCAGATGGTGCTAGCGTAAGAACGTGTGAGGATCATTTGTGGGCGGTAACCACACCTACTAGAAAATGGCGGGGCGAAGACTATGATATAAAACCTTTGAAGGAGCTTATTGGTGATTTACGTGACACTAATGGTTGGCGTAAATGGTTTATTCCAATGGTGGAGCCAATAGATTTCAAAAGGCATAAATTTCTTGAATTAGAACCCTACTGGTTAGGGTTGTGGATTGGTGATGGTTGCCGATTATCGGCCTCAATAAGCTCGAGAGATCCTGAACTTTTCAGTAGTTTTGATTTGCCTGCCGGAATGGCTATTAAGGAAAGCTATGGGTCTTATGTGTTTACACGTGGAAGAAATGGTCC